GAAGCACAGTGGGACGTAGGTGATGTCTTAGAGTATTCAGAAGACATCGACGGATCTATTATCCTGAAGAAAGTGGTAACCTAAAAAATCCGCGAAAAACCGCGTCCCAAATTATGAATGAAACTCCTAAGTTTGAAACCCTCGAAGATTATACTAATTGGGGGTTTGAGCAACTATCACAAGCATTAGTGCAACTGACTAATCGCGTAACCGCATTAGAGCAGGCACTACAAAAGTTTCCACCGCCTGGTGCGGATATGATCAAATATAAGATTCCCGAGCGTGATGATTACAGTAATCTGAAGGAATTGCTTGATAACCTATACGATCGTATTCGTAACCTAGAAGACCAGAGAGATGAGCTAAGCACCCGTCTAAATACCTTGGAAGGTTTAGACCACTAATTTGTAATGCCTGCTTATCTCCAAGAGTCTGCTCGGAGTTTTCCTAATCCCATTTCGGGAGAAGAGTATAATACAATCTGGAAAAGACCATCTAGTGGAGACTATGAAAGTCACTCCTCTGGTAACGGACTTGGCACGGGCACAGACTATTTCATTACCTTTGAGGGTAGCGGACCTGGCTCCTATCCTCTGGGGAAAGATGCTGTACACTATATCGGTGATCAAGAAGAGACCTGCATAGCAAACTGCGGATATACCCGTGCGCCAGTATACAGATGGTATCGCGGAGCAAAGCGCGATCACAAGTATACAAAGAAACCTGAGATGATCGAGGCAGATGCAGGTTGTGAGAATGAATCGTGGAAGAAGATATCAAGTGGATACAATCATGAGCCTAGGAAAGGCACTCCATACTTCTTCTGTCTAGATCGTCAGCAAGAAGGTGCTGTGCCACTTGTTATGTGGTATTCGTATTGGCCTGACAACTGTGTGTTAGTTGCTGGCACTGGTAACCCACCTGGCGTTAATACAGGTTGCGGGAAAGGAAAGTATTATAAGTGTTACACCCTTGGATATATCTTCACCAATCTATCTGATGCACAGGAGTATGGTGATGATGCTGTGCCTCTGTATCACTACCGCTATGGTAGTCAGAGTGCTAGTAAGGGTAAAGATATTGATGACTTCTATACAATCAACCCTGCTGGTGAGGTCAATCTAGAGGATAACCCTATTCCTTGTAGGAAACCCATGGATAGGGAATACCAGTATCAGGGTATCATTGGGTATGTCTACCCTGCAGACGCCCCCTCAGCGCCTCAGCAGCAGGTTATAGACGTTGGTAGGATTGGTCCTACTGGTCAGTGTGTAGATAAGACTGGTTGGTATGAGTTTGATGACGAGACTGGACCATTTAACTGGAGAGTATACAACCGAGGAGGGTATCCTGGTGGTTATCCTAACGGTCCTGCAGGTGCAACGCCTGGTGTTATCGGTTTTGGTAACCCAGACAACGCTGAAATCATAAGTGCAGAGGCAAACTTTGAGTGGGCATACGGTCTTAACGGTGCAATCAAGGGAGCAGTGCCTCGTTTCTTAGGATTTGAGGATTCTTATGACTCACAATTCTATTATTATCTCTACGATACGACATATCCTTGGAATGGACCGCTGTTTGGCATTCAGTATGAGCTGAATGACATCCCCTGCTGCCCTAATACTACTTGTAATGACGAGACTAGCGAGAGACCTAGACCCTGTTGTATCCCCAACGAGCATTTCTACTCCCATTTCTATCAAATTAGACAAGACTCATGGGAGACTACTAAGACTAGATGTGTTTTGACTGATACATCTACCAATGGAGTTAACGAATCCTTTGAAACTATTGACACAGACAGTCCTAGAGTCCTGTTTAGATACACAACACGGACTGGTGACTTCAATAGAGGTGAGGAAATCAACGGTTGGAATATCGTTTCTGTCTTTTATTACGGTGATCAACTCAAATGCGGGTTGATGGAGCTAGAAGGCGGCAGTAATGCCTTCACTTATCTCCAACAATTCACCTCTACGGACGGTGGCACGGTAGAAATTCTTGCTGGATACGGCATTGCTAACAAATGTGCGTTTGCTGGTGTGTATGAATTCCCTAAAAGAGTGTCATATTACAAGGTTGAGCTCTCTCCGAAGGCACTTGTGCCCAATCGTACTCTAGATGAGGCGAAACTTGAGGCAATTATCAACAACAAAGGCGGGATTTCCGAGGTTGAGATCGTCAATAGCGGACGTGGTTACTCTAAAAACGCAAAAGTTACCGCAATTACACCAAAAGTCCTCAACAATTTCTCTCCTACAGACACTACAGAGCACTTAGATGACCTAATCCGCAAAGATTACAACGCTGAAGAGGCGATTGGATTCACAGAATCGGAGTTTTCGGGTGATGACCCCATCAAAGATGTGCAAGTTGCGTATGGAACCTTCAGTGGTGCGACAGAATTCCCCACTGATCACGATGGAATCGCATCTAAGCTCAAAGCTGCGACACTAGAGATCGCCGCATTCGACGAAATTGGCGGTATTAAGAAGATTAGAGTGATTGATGGCGGTAGTGGATACTCTCAGGAAGAGCCACCCGACGTGTTTATTAGCGATCCTGAGTATATTGAGTATGAAAGTCCCGACATTGGCGACATTGCTGCGCTTGGACAGGGTATTTCTGACCAGTTTGAGTTTATGAATGACGGTATTCCCGTGGGTGAGGACCAAGATCCTAACTCTTGGATCAATACTAACACTGGAAATGACTTTGGTGGCGCACCTACACAGTTTCAGAGTCTAGGTACTACTGGTATTGGCTCTGCAACCTCTCCTAATCAGGTTGCAAACACGGGTTTCACCATTATGAATACACCTATTGCCTCCGCAGCACCTGATTCCTACATTAGAATGGCGGAGATTGATGAAGAGAATGAGACAAAACTGTGTTTTGACCTACCACCTAACTGTTTAGAGGTAGATGGTCGCGGTAATGTGCTCGATGCTATACCAAAAGAGGACTTCTGGGAGTTGGTTAGCGGTGTAAGTCCTGGTGTACGTGAGTTTGAGTCGCAAGTTATGCCTCAAGTATACCAAGGAGCGAAGGCACTAGACGAATATCAAGAGCAAACGTCGCATGTTTACGGTCCTTTCAACAAAGATCGCTGTTTGACCATGGGTCAACCCAAGATTTACAACATCAGACGTTGGTTTGACATGCCATGTGCCTATGTGAGCACCATAGAAAGGGGATCACAGACTCTTGACATGATTGAAAAGGGTAGAAACCTCTCTGATGAGCGTGCTTTCGGTTATTTGCCTTACAAATACTGCGCTTCTAAGATCAAAGAGGCAGAATTTAACGTCAGTATCATGGTTGAAGGTAAAGTTATTGGATCTATGGGTGAAGATTTCATGGATTACATGGATTCTTTCACAAAACCCAAGGTTACACCGCGCAGAAAGGTGTCTGGTGGTTACAAAACGTGGAATTGCAACAACGGAGACGTTGATGGACGCTGTTATCGCGATCCTGGCGACCCAAATGACATTATTTTCGTCCCAGTGGGTCTAGATGAGAATACTTTTGACTATAACCGTAATGGTTTTAGTGAATATGAGCAATTTAGACTTTGGTTGGGTGATAATTTGACTGGTGGTGGTCTAACTTCTGCTCAAACGACGTTTAGTTGGGTTGATGATGAGACAACTACGACTACAGATGAGAATGGAAATACATCTTCTTCCACTCAGAGTTACGGTGGCACTAATAGCACAGCGTATACTGCATTCACTGTGGACTGTAGTCCTGATCCTGGCAGCACCAACGTGCCTAACCATGATTGTTGGGATAAGTATGTGCGTGCCTCAGGAGCGCCCTCAGATGCCCCTCTAGACGTTTATTGTGGTTGGGATGCATCTGGTAACCCAATGTCAGGAGAGCGTTTCTGGGAGATCAGAGGACCCGCTAACGGCACGAATCCTAGTGGACACACAACACCTACTGGACCAGTGAATCCCTTCTGTGCTTCTTGTGGAGGATCTGGATATACTGGTGGTCTGGTTTGGAGTTATCTTGGCGGTGGCGGTGGACCTCCTGCTTGTGGTCTAAGTAGTGTTAATGATGCATCCATCGCTATTGACCCAACGAGGATATATCAGAATTCTGATGGAGACAAAGCATTTAAGATGGGATCTTACAGTGGCACAATGCGTGTAAGGAATTGGTTGACTGGTGGTGTCCAAGCACTTAGCAACTCTCTTAAAAACTTTGGTAACCCATATTTCTCTGAATGTGATGTTGCTCGCCCAGACGAGGCAGGTAAACGAATTAACCAAGAGTTTGAATAATGGCATACGGATTTCTTAAACCAGTTGCATCACTGAATGGTCTGCCTTGCTCAGGTCATGGTCTTTGTTTGCCTTCTACTGTCCACTCAGTGCAAGCGTGTGGCACCCCTCCAGTGCCCTACAGCATCGTCATTAAGAATTTTACATGTTGGTGGCCACCCACACCTCTAATTCCACTTTCAGCAATTAACCCAATTAGAGCAACAGTGCTGGTGCAGTTTATCCCCATCATGATTGGTGGTGATACGTTTACCCCACACATCGCATTGTGTACAAACATTGTGATTTACATCTGCCCTTGTGGTAAGAGTATGTGTCCTATCCCCACACCTATTGCTTGTAGCATACTGACATCTGAGGACTTTGGTGGTGCAGGACATACTAGGGTCCTCTTCCCAACTACCCTGACAGTTTTTGCATTTAAGATCCCTATTGCGAGGATCCTAGACCCACTGGGTGTTGGTTTTCCAGGATTCTCATATCCATGCTCTTCGGTGGTTGCATTTGGGCACCCAACTGTGTTAGCATCATAGAGTAGTTTCAAAAAAGGTTATGCCTGCAAAAGCAAAGACTGGTTTGGTAAAAGATGGTTGGCTTCCTGCTAGACCCAAGGTAACTCGACAAGGGTCCTCTAAAAATACTAAATATTCGGCAACGTCCCGTAATAGTAAAGGTAAGCGTTATCGTGGTCAGGGTCGATGAGACCCGAAACCCGAGAAGCGATGGAAATGCTTTGGAGTGCTAAGTGGAATCTTCCTAAAGCAGCGAAGCATTGTAATCTCACCAATAAAGAGATGAAGATTACCTTTAACGAGTATTGTGCTTTCCATCCACCAACATATAGTTATGAAAAGGAAACTGAATTTCATCTCCCAAGATAAAGAGATAGCACTAATTCAGGAAATGATCTATAGGATTCAAATGGCGGATCCTGACATTCATCCTAAAAGGACCTGCTTCCTTTGTGTCTCACCTGACTATTCAAGTGTCGTGGCTCAACATCTGAGCCATGCCCTGAGTAAAGATGGTGAGATTTACCACATAGAAGCAGTAAATGTCCCTTTCCCAGACGAATCACATGAGTCTTATCTTGAGACATTCATTGATCGATTCTCGGAATGGACAATCGACTGGGACAACTTTGTATTGATTGAGGCAGGTGTCATCAGAGGTGGCAACTACACTTGGATCACTGAGGCAATGAATAAGTATCAGATATACGGTGATCGCCCCAACTACACTGTTGCTCTCTGCGAAAACACTGGAAGCAAATTCAAATCAGATTTTGTTTCTCATTATTATGACAATTCCAAGGAAGATTTACACTTCTGGTGGGAACGTCCTAACAACCATTGGGAATGCCCATAAATAAAAATACCGTGTGGAGGAAGAAAAGTGGCTAACAGTCCTGTGCCTGATCAGAGTGCTGATTTCATTAAGTCGGGGATGGTGCTAATAACCGACCCTCGCAGTGATAAATACCTTCATAAGGTGAATCGTAATGTCCGCCCACCTGAGAGACAAAAGAAAAAAGAGGGTTAAATGCCTGCTTACAGATTTAGATCAGACCAATACGTCAGTAGAGGATTTAAGGATTTAGCAATTTCCTTTAATGCCAATCCCTCTACTGACGATTTTGGTGCTGTTAAGAATGAGAGAGCGATCAATCAATCTGTAAGAAATTTATTATTGACTATATTAGGTGAAAGACCATTTCAACCCAACATCGGGAGTCGGGTGAAAGGTCTTCTTTTTGAGCCATGGGATCCATTCTCTAAAGATGCGATCAAAACTGAAATCAAAGATTGTCTCGGAAGACTTGAGCCACGAATCACTGTCCAAGATGTCCGTATTCGTGACAACAGTGATTTGAATGAAATTCAAGTTGAGCTCGAATATAAGATTACGGGTGAGAATACTACCCAAGAAGTAACATTCCTCTTAGAGAAGACCTGAAATGGCAGCTATCCCATCACAATTAACATCTCTAGACTTCTTTGAGATTAAGGAGTCTATTAAGTCCTACCTTCGTACTCGTAAAGAGTTTACTGACTACGACTTTGAGGGTAGTGCTGCGTCGTATCTGATCGATATCCTCGCTTATAACACATATTATACCGCATTCAACGCAAACATGGCGCTGAATGAGGCATTTCTTGAGACTGCTACGGTTAGAGATAACGTTGTCCGCATTGCAAAGCAGTTAAATTACACTCCTAGGTCAATTAAAGCGCCAAGAGCGTGTGTAACTATCCGCGTCCAGACACAAGTGTCGCTGAATGGCACTACATATCCTGAATTCTGCACTCTAAAAGCGGGAGATGTGTTTGTTGCCCGCAACTTTAATGATACATACACCTTCTGTGTGACTCGTGACCTCCAAACTACCGTAGATCCCGCAACTGGTATCGCGGTGTTTGACCCTGTGCTCGTTTATCAGGGTAACCTGCTCAAGTATAACTACACAGTTGACTATACGAAGAAGCAAGACTACGTTATCCCCACTGAAGATGTAGATACTCAGTTGGTTTACGTCGATATCTCTCCCAACGCACAGTCAACAGAGATTGACACATATAATCTTGCTGCAAACGTAACTACACTCAACAGCACCTCTCGTGTTTACTTCCTTGAGGAGACTGATGACCTCAGATACCGCCTAGTCTTTGGTGATGGCGTCCTTGGACGTAAATTGATCGATGGTGAATACATTAGATTGTCGTATGTGACCACTTTTGGTGAAGAAGCAAACGGTTGTAAGGATTTTGCCTTCATTGGCACCATCAGAGACAGTGATGGTCGCGCAATCGCTCCCGCAAACATCGCAGTTGTTACTAGAGAGTCTGCTGCAGACGGTGAGCAGCGCGAAAGTGCGCTATCAGTCAAGTTTAGAGCGCCAAGATCCTTCTCTACCCAAAACAGAGCGGTAACGGAAACAGATTATGAGCATATCGTCTCAGAGATCTATCCTCAGGCGGCATCTGTGACCGCATACGGTGGTGAAAAACTATCTCCACCCATTTACGGTAAAGTTTACGTTGCCATTCGTCCCAAAACAGGAAACAAACTGAATGAGACGACAAAAGCAAAGATTAAAAATGATTTGAAGCGTTATACGGTTGCATCAATCGATCCTGTGATCATTGATCCTACTATTTTCTACGTTATCCCCAAATCTTACGTTTACTACGACGGAAACAACACTAATAAGAGTGGTGCTCAACTCGGAAGTGACGTTTTGCGTAATATTGACCAATTTAACAAGAATGGTCAGAATAATCGCTTTGGTGGTCGTATCGATACGTCGAAATACAACACGATGGTCGATAATAGTGATCCTGCGATCTCTGGCACCGTTACTCAAATGACTATTGGTCAAAATCTTGACCAATTTGAGTTTGGTAGCGTATTTACTCAATGTCTTGACTTTGGAAACCCACTTTACAATCCTGGCGACTATTCTGGCACCCCAGAAGGTGGAAATACCTGTAGCACTGACTCAGATTGCCCAGAAGGTCAAATTTGTAAGGATGGTAAGTGTGTAGACGAGGGAGATAGCGGCACTTGTGCTCCTTCCTTCTCTGTAGTCAAATCTGGCACCTTCTATGCAACAGGATACAGCGAAGATCTTGTTAATTTGACTATGGCAGGTAGTGGCACAAATGCTACCACTGCTGTTTCGTCTTCTAACTCCATTACTGGTGAAAATCAAGTTTTGGTGCCTGTAAACATTAGAGATGACGGTAAAGGCAATCTTATTCTTGTCACCAAAAGAGATGAGGTTGAAGTAACGTTAAATAACTCAGTTGGTAGCGTTGATTACGGTAGCGGACAAGTTTGTGTTGGTCCTATTGCAATCCAAGGCACTCCTGACGATACTACCCGTCTTCCTATTCAAGTATTGCCTTATGGTGGATCTATTAACATTCCACCTGGCGTTGATCCCACATTGTTTGATGTTGAGGCTTTCCCAATCGATTGGAAAACCAACGACATCTCAATCCCCAACTTCGATCCCAACAACTTCAATGGTTATAACTTCGGTGATCCAAGCGGAATAAATATCATTGATTATCCTTCGGATACCTTCACATATCCAGTAGATTCCTCCTGTTTCTGAGATAGATGCCTACAAAAAATATCAATATTTCGGATAGAGTTGAAAATCAACTCCCTGAGTTTATCAGGGAGGAAGATCGACAATTTGTTGACTTTCTCTTCCAATACTACAAGTCTCAAGAAAAAACAGGTCGTCCTTACGACATTCTGAATAATCTTCTGACTTATTTGGATCTTGACAGTTATACGTCTGACGAACTGTCTAGAGATACTCTTCTGCTGAATGATATTGGGCTGAACGATAAAGATATTAAAATTGAATCGATTGATGGTTTCAAGGAGACCAATGGATCGATTATGATCGATAATGAAGTCATTTACTACGAGTCTGTGACTCGTGGTCCTGATGCCATCATTACTCCAGGTGTTTCTCCTGCTCAATTCGATAAAAAGAAACAACAACTAGAAAATCCCTTCAGTTTGTTTGATGGGACTAGAAATACTTTCCCTCTCAACTTCCTAGGCACCCCAGTCCGTCCTCCTTCGGCAGAGCACCTTATCGTTATCACATATAACGATATGCTCATTCCTGGAGTTGATTATTTTGTTGAAGGCGATCAAATTCGCTTTCAAGTTGCTCCTCGTGCTAGATCTGGTGCTGACGACTCTCAGTTTACTGAAATTACATATCTGGTTGGGTATGCCGATCAAACGATCGTCACAGCTGATGCTGTCCCATACCAAGAGTATCAAGGTAAGAAAGAATATCCCCTTAGAGTAAATACTCAACCATATACGCCAACTTCGGCAATCGGTCTGATTATTAAAAAGAATAATCGCCAATTAGAGGCATATACCGATTATACCGTTTTTGAGAATCATGTAATCTTCAGATTCCCTTTGGGTGCTGCTGATAACATTCATGTACGCTCTGTTGAGTATATTGCACCTCAATTTGGATCTGGAGCATCTGCAGTTGTCTCTGTTGACGCAAATGGTCAAGTTGACCGTCTGATTCCTAAAACTGGTGGTAGTGGTTATAGATTAGACTTTGAGCCTAAGGTTGTCGTCCAGCATAACAACGGTGCTGGTGCAACTGCCAAAACTTTGGTTAGTGGTATCAAAGATATCACTCTAATTGATGGTGGACAGGGTTATACGTCATACAACCCACCAATCGCCATTGTAGGCGCTCCTACAGGTGGCACACTGGCAAAAGTTGCTCTGACTGTAGATGACGAATCTGGTCAGGTCGATAGTCTGACTATTATGAATTCTGGTAGTGGATATGACTTTATCCCTGCTATTTCCTTTGTTAATCCTGGTGGTTGTAAAATTGGACAACCTACTATTGATAGTGAAGGTCGTGTAAACATCGATAGTATTGTTGTCGAAGAGCAAGGTCTCAACTACAGCAATCCTCCTATTGTTTATCTGGATGAAGCACCTGAAGGTGGTATCAATGCTCAGGCAATCTCCAGAATCAACCAAGATGGTCAAGTTTACGAGATCGTTATTACAAATAGAGGTAGAGGGTATGTAACTCCACCTAGAGCAAGGATTATTCAACCTATTGGTGCTCAGGTGCTTGACGTTACTGTTGCGTCTGGTGCTGTTACTAACATCGAGATGTTGACAGGTGGTAGAGGTTATACCGACGCTCCTTCTGTTTACATCGTTGACGATAGAAAGGATCCCTATGGTGTGCCTATTGGTGGCACAGGTGCAACTGCTGCTGCAACTATCTTTAACGGTGAGATCACTGACATTAACATCACCAACTTCGGTACTGGATATTCTGAAACAGAGCCTCCTAAAATTTACATCGCTGAGCCTAAAGCAGCAAGAGCATCTGTTGCTGTTGGTTTCAATGAGCTGACTGGTTATGAAATCATTGAAGCAGGTAGAGGTTATTCACCTTCTGCATTCCTTGGATGTAGTCGTGGTGTATCTGGTGCTGTTGGATATGACAACCTACATAACGAGATCTATGCAGGTGAAGCAGCACTGCGTCAGTCTACTCACCCTGCTGCATCTACAGTTATTAACCTAGACTCTCTGTTTATCAGAGAAGTCTTTGATAAGTTTAGAAGACAATATCTTCCTACTATTGAGATTGATTATTCTTCAATCAATCCTGTCCAAGTAATTAAAAATATCAGTGACTTCTACATCAGTAAGGGCACTGAGCTTTCCACACAGTATCTGTTTAAGATCATGTTTGGTGAGCAGGTGGATATCTATTATCCTAGAGATGAGATCATCTCACCATCTGCTGCTACATGGGTTGTTGACACTGTGTTGCGTGCTGAGTTGATTGAGGGTGATCCTGCCAATCTGATTGACTCACAACTTACTCAGTATGCCGATCCTGTTGACCTTAGTGTCAAGAATGCACAGGCACTGATTGAAAACGTCATTACTATTATTGAAGGTAAGGACACTATCTACGAATTGGCAATCTCCGAAGAGACCCTGAGTGGTAGTTTTGTCATTCCTTATAAGACGACTCTAGTTGAGCCTTTGTCTACAGAGGGTCAAATTATTACCGTTGACTCCACGATCGGATGGCCAGAGAGAAACGGCACCATTCGTATCAACGATGAAGAGGTTGTCCAGTATAAAGAGAAATCACTTAACCAGTTTATCGAATGCACCAGATCTAAGAATGGTGTTGTAGAGGATTGGGATCCTGGCACCATTGTCTTCTCTGATATCTTTGTATATGTCAATCAAGGCACTTCCACCGAATGTAAACTCAGAGTCCTTGGTATTGCAGAAGCAGGCACAACGATCCTGAATGATACTGGATCTTACTATCTGCAAGGTGACAAGCTGAAGGTTGCTAAACTCGGATCTTCTGCAATAGATGAGAGACTATCTTCATGGTTGTATAACGTTAAGAAACTAATTCAGGTTACTAGCGTTACTCCTGGTGGTGTTAATAACCAGACTGCAACTGTTGTCTGTGGTAACCCCCACGGTCTTCTGGTTTCTGATCAGGTGACGATCTATGGTGCTAACCCTGTTGTGTTTAACGGCACCTTTACAGTTACCTCTCGTATTGACGAATTCCAATTTACATATCAAATCAATACTCCCACAGAGATCATTCCTGAAGGTAATATCCTTCTTTCTGTGGACCTTAACAGAGGTAAGTCCAATGTTAATTCTATCAACAACGTTGTTAGTGAGTTTACAACAAATATCCAAAACTCCTTCTTTAATGATGACTATGTTTATGTTGCTTCCTCTGGTCTACCCAATTATAAGGTTGGTCCTTTCACTGGGTCGGCACTGATTCCTGGCAACCAGCGTAAACTGCTTAGATTCCCAAGACTTGTCCAAACTATCTCTGAGCGTCAAGATATTCAAGCAAATACCTCGATTGGTGCTTGGGTGAATGGTGTGTCTATTTGGGCATACAAGTCTGGTGAGTTTGTTAGATTTGGTCCTCTGACTGGCATCACTGTTGATAACAGTGGTCAGGATTATGATGCAGGATCTAAACCTGCTCTTGAAATCACTGGTGGTGGCGGCACAGGTGCTGCTGGTGAAGTTGTTGTTAATGGTAGTCTGACTTCCTTTGTTGTTACCAATCAAGGTAGTGGATATACAGAATCTCCTTTGGTCTCCATCGTTGGCGGTGGTGGTATTGGAGCAACCGCACAAGCTGTCGTAACTGGTGGTCGCGTCACCAGAATTCTGGTTGAGCAACCAGGCACAGGATATACTTCACAACCTAGCGTTTCTATTACTGGTGGTGGCGGCACAGGTGCTGAGGCAACTGCAAGTGTCCGTGGTCCTATTCAAAGTGTTAATATTACTTCTGCTGGTACTGGTTATACCTCACTGCCTGCAGTTAGAGTTAACTCTGGTGAAGGTGCTCTGGCACAACCTATTGTTATTAACGGTCGTATCGTTTCTATCGCTATTATTAACTCTGGTAGTGGATATACCACTGCTCCTGAGATTGTAATCAATGGTGATGGTTTCGGTGCTATTGCAAGAGCAATTATCGGCACTGTTGGTGAGGATAAAGGTAGAGTCCTCAGTGTTGAGATCACAAACAGAGGTATTGGATATACCCAAGGTCTTACTACTGTTAGACTTGAGTCTGTTGGTGATTTTGCTGAATTTACACCACAAGTGTTTGAGTGGAATAGAAACCTTCAATATGATCTTGTCAATAAGTATGACGGAGCAAGAGGATATGTCTTTACTGGTCTGAATAACCAGTTTGGTGGTGAGTATGCTCACCTTAGTGATCCTAAAGAGCTTCGTTATGTGGTTGGCGATAACGTCTTCCTTAATCCTGTTACACAGCAATTCCAAGAAGTTGCATCTAACTTTGAGCACTCTCCTATTCTGGGTTGGGCTTATGATGGTAACCCAATCTACGGTCCTTATGGTTACATTGACCCAACTGACCAAAACAGCGGTATTAGAAGACTTCGCACATCCTATAAGTTAAAGGATAACGTTGTATTTGACGCTGCAACTAACCCTAACCCTGCTCGTATTGATGGACCTGAGTTGTCCACATATCCTGCTGGATCGTTTGTTGCTGACTATACATATGACTTCCAATCTGGTGATCTGGATAACTACAACGGTCGTTTCTGCAAAACACCTCAGTATCCTGATGGCACCTATGCATACTTTATTACTATTGATGCATCGGAAGCAGGTGTTGCCGAATTCCCATATATTCTTGGACCTCAGTTTAACTCACTGCCTGATCAATGGAACTTTGCTCAGGGAGCAACTCAGGAAAATATTCCTCAAGATGTTGTCCGTTATAGAGATCCTTATGTCAACGTTGACATCGATGTTGATCGTCAACCCAACCAAGAAGCAGATGTCCTAACAACTGAAATCGAAGGTTATCCTATTATCTTTGAGATTCAGGACAGTAACAACGACGGAATCATTGATGCTAATGAGCAGCAAGAGATTCTTGAGATGTCTGAAGAGGCAACTCTGCAAATCTATGATTACTTCCCTCAGGTTTCTGAAGAATCCAGAGTGGACATTGAAGTTGAGACAACCACTCAGTTTGAGGATGCTCAGATTGATGGTTTCGTTATTGAGAATCCTGGTGTTTCTTATCAGGTTAATGATACTGTTTTCTTTGACGATGAGGGCACAGGTGGTTTCGGTGCCTCTGCACTTATCGAATCTGTCAAGGGTCAGAAGATTAACTCCTATTCTAAGGAGATCATTGGCGATCGCCCATATGGTGTGATTGTTACTAACGCTAACCATGATCTTCGCCAACAAGACGAATTGATTGTCAATTCTTCTCCTGTTATTGACAACACCAATAAAAACTTCAAAGTTAAGGTTGTTTCTGGTATTGAGCGCATCAATGTATCCCAAGTTGGTGTTGGTTATAACGAAGACATTCCTCCTACTTTTGAGTTGATTACATCCGCTGGTCAAGATGGTCAGTTGGAGATTGTATTGGAGAATACTGGTCAAATTAACAGAGTCAACATTATTAACTCTGGTAATGGTTATGATCCTGAGAATCCTCCTCAAATTCGTGTATCCCATCCTCAGCAGTTTAAGAAGACTCGCTATTGGTTGACCGAATATATGGAAGCAACTGGTATCATTGAAGTCAATGATATTAAAGTTACTTCTCAGCGTTTTACATATATCTGCGGTAAGATCACTGAGACAGATGGTGATGAATCTGGTTTCCTTGCTAAGTTTGATGACCTTGGTCAGAAGATTTGGGAAAGGACCCTTATTCCTATCAATGCCAACCAGAAGAGAGCTGAATTCCTCAAGATGGTTGTCAATGATGCTCCAGAAAACGACCTTATTTACGTTACAGGCCAAACTAAAAACCCTGACAACGATACATTTAACCCAGATATCTGGTTGGGTCTGTATGAGTCTGGATTCAACAATGCAAACGATCCTGACGGTATTCTGAAGTGGCAGAGAGCAATCGCTGGTATCTCTGGTAGCACCAGAAGAGATTATGTGACTTCTATCGCTCTGGACCAAGAGCAACGCATCTATCTTTGCGGTTATACTGATACTAACTCTGTCGATCCTGATGATATGTGGATCATTCAGTGTGGTATTGAGGGTGATCTGGTTGAGAAGCGTAAGGTTGCATCTCAGGATGATTCTGAGAAGATGCATCAAATCATGATGATCTCCGACGATAGATTCTTCTTTATTGGTGTTAACGACCAAAATGATGACTTGATCTTTGGTGAATTCTTCTACGATGGTGCAAACCTTGAGATGGATTGGATCAAGCAAGTGCCTACAGTGGGTGGACGTGTTGTCAATCCTAGAATGACTATGGATGACTACGGTGCAGTCATTGTTGTCTGGGATATCTTTAATTCTGCTGCATCCAAATACGATAAGATTAACGTCAGTAAATTCTTGCTTTCCAAAGCACAAACTGAATGGGAATGGAGTAAGACAGTCACAACTGCTGGCGATTTCCTTGAAATGCATCATGCTGGCATTTCTTATGATCAGTGGGGTAACTATACTCTCGTTTCTGATGTCATCGAGGCACAAAATCAGAGATACGCAGTTGTCTCTTATATGAAGTATGACGGCACTTTGCTGTATCAGACAAAGGTTGATGACACTGCAAGTATTGGTTTCCAAGCATATACTCATGCTCTGGATAACTCTGGTGACACCATTATTGCTGCTAACCGTCAACTCTCCGATCAACTTGTCTCTTGGAGAATGGGTAATGCTGCAAATCCTGTTGAGGATACCACTAAGCAAGAGCTTGGGACTTACAACTACTTTAGTCAGTCCGATCTTACATTTGATGCCGCTGTCTATAAGTTTGGCACTGGATCTCTGAAGTTTAACGACGTTGCACCTATCACTATCACCGACTTGGGTCTACAACCAGTTGAGTGGAGTGGCAGAATGTGGATGTCCATGAATACAACAGTATGGGGCACTGCTCATGAGCCTACACTGTTGCATGTCAACGATTCTACTAATACTAATTCTATTACTGCAACTATCCAAGGTGATAGCACTGATCCTGACTACCAGAAGGTTATCCTCTATTTGAATGGCACTCAGGTTGCTTCTTCTGTTGCTGCAACTAACTGGGATGCCTTCGCCGCTGGTGCATGGGTCCATGTTACTGTCCAGAAGCGTCAAGAGTCTCTGGGTCTATATCGTTATGAAGTCTTTATCGGTGGTAACCAGCAAGTTAGTTATCAGAGCACCACTGACGTTGCTCTTGATGATGTTGTTATCTGTGGTCCTTCTAGTCCTCCAAATACAAGCAATTCTTTCCGTGGTAACATCGATGACTTTGTGCTTGATGATATTGCACCTTATCCTGGCACTTCATACACTGTGCCAACCTCTGAGATTGCAATTACCACATCCAACTCCGATATTGCCCTGATCAAGTTTGATAGAGCACACACTCAGCGTGCATCTTATACACTGACTGGTCTTAATAAGCACAGCACTATTGAGTTTAGCGATCATACCATCGGTATGACTTGGAATTCTATTAGCACTGGTGCAATTAGTGAGTGGGTAGTTGGTCCTGGTGGTTTGCAAATTCTGGATATGTCCCAGACTTTCTCCACGATGATTCCTGGTACATATACACTATCTTCAGTATATGATCAGTATGCTTCTAAGACTTCTACCATCCCCTCACCTCGTGGTAAGAGACTGGTTATTTCTGCAGATGTTATTCCTAAATTCTATATTAGAGATGCTCTGTATCAGAAGGTTGATAACGTCCTTGAGCTGACATTTAACCAAGATGTCAAACTGACTAAGTATTCTATTCTGCAGCAGTTTAATAACCTTGGCACTACAACTGCATTTGCAACTATTACAGAGATTCCTGCAGGCACTCTGCAAAATCCTGGCGTTGGCACCAAGTATAGAGTCGGTAAAACCTACGGCACATTCAACACTACTGATAGATTCCGCACCACAGCATCCCCTGCTGATGTAAACCAAATTGAAGGCACTTACTTCGATACTATTGAAGAAGAATCACCTTGGCAGGCAGGCACTGCATATGCACAGGGAGATCGTGTCTATAACCAAAAGAGAATCTATGAGGCACAAGGTGCTGGCACATCTGGCACTATTGCACCTCAGCATAACACTGGTGTTGTTTCTGACGGTGTTATCAACTGGGCATTCATCGATGATGCAGGTAAGTTTACTGTTGACCTGACTCAGCATCCTTATCCTAGACCTCAGTATACTGGTCTGGATATGCCTGAGTGGTTGCCACATCGTTTGTATGCTGTTGGTCAGCGTGTTTGGTATCGTCTCAACGTTTATGAAGTTGCTGCTGGTGGCGGTGGCGTTACTACAGCAGTGCCTCCTACTCACACCACTGGTGATGTTTCTGACGGTCAGGTTACTTGGAGTCATGTCTCAACTTCTGAGGCAATTAGTCTTAAGACCCGTTTGATGGGTTATGACCAAGGTAATAACTACAGCATTGAGATCTTAGAAGTCCATCCTGGATCTAACTTCATTCCTAACGACGTTGTTAGTGTCAACACTAATAATATCACTTTGGCAGAAGATGAGAAGTCTGTTGAGATCTCTGGTTTTGCATCTGTCAAGAAGATTCGTGTAACAGCACGTCTTGAGAAAGACATCATCATGACTGGTAGTGTTAGGACTGATAAGGTGTATTTCACATCTAATACTCCTCACTTCTATAAAGCAAACGATATTCTCTTTACCGAAGGATTCCAAGGTAATCAATTCAACGGATCTTTCTTCGTTGATGATGTTATCGGATCTAGAGAGTTTACACTTGGCATTAGAGCAGCAGCAGTTTCTGATCCTGCCTTTGTCAATAATGGTATCCAGAATGTAAACGTCTATGCTAAGCATCCTACCCTTCTGTTTACCAGAAATCACCAGTATAACTTCGATGTTGGCGATCCTTCCAACTTCGGATACTACCTGTCCTTCTCTCAGGATAACCAGTATAAGTTGGAGTATTCCTTCAATAATACTGTAAGAGATGGCACTCCTGGTATTGCAGGTGCTGGTGCAGGAAATCCATTCGTTAAATTCTTGGTGCTGGGCGATGTCACAAACATTTCTTACTACTTCGATCCTTCTAGGACAGGAGCTAATTCTCCAGTCGGTGATAACTCGTATATTGACGTTATCACAACACCATATCAAGGTAGATTCAGAATCAGCGAAATTGTAAGCGATACTGAATTCAAATTCCCACTTAATAGAGAGCCTGAGCGTAATAATGCTGAGATTGGGGCAAATGATCAAGGTCAGGAGTATTCTTTCTACTCTACTACTTCTACAAGAGCAGTTGGACCTATCAACTCGATCAAACTGGTTTCTCCTGGTGGATTCTACAAAAAACTACCAATTATCTCCGATATTGCATCCTTCCGTCAAATTGAGAAGGTTGTTATCAATGACGGCGGCACAGAATACGCACCTGGCGTCTATTATGACGTTCCTGTTGCTGGAGACGGCGAAGGTGGTAAAGTTACCGTCACAGTTACTCCAGACGAGGAAACTGGGTCTGGAGCAATCAGTCTTGTCCAAGTTGCCGATCCAGGCAAAGGTTATACCGTTGCAAGCGTTGATATTGACGCTATTCCTGGCATTCTTGGTCCCACACTGTCTGGATCTGGTGGATCTGTCACAGTTGTGATTCCTAGCGAAGGTAGTGGTGCATCCGTCTTCTTGACTGGTAAAAATATCGGTAAGATCAAGAGACTTAAGAATAATGAGTTTGGTTTCGGTTATTCTCACGATTATACTCTGAAACCAGAAATTACCTTCCCTGTTAACCTCCAACTCTTCAATACTTCGATTCTTTCTGAAATTAAGATTATTGATCCAGGTGCTGGTTATACATCGACTCCTGCAGTTGTTATTGAAGGTGGTGGCGGTGAAGGTGCTGATGCAGTTGCCGTTATCAAGAATAATAGACTCAGTGAGATCATTATTAAGAATCCTGGTGCTGGATACTCATCTGAGCCCACAGTTACGCTGAAGTCCGAGTTTAACTACGTTGTTAACCTTGACCTCAACTATCTGCAGTTTAACTTCCCTCACGGCATTACAACTGGTGCAGAAATCCAATTCCGTGCTGAAAATGTCGGTAGCACTGAAGGTATCCTGCCTAAACCCTCTAGCGCAGGTTTGACCTCTTTGGTTGAAGGTCAGATCTACTATGCAATCGCTGGTCAACAAAATTCACTGGAATCCGACCAAATTCGCTTTGCACTGACTTTACAAGCAGCACAAGCAGGTGATTACATCACATTCCTGACTCAGGGTAGTGGTCGTCAAGTATTGCTCACCGAAGTCTTCGGTGGTCGTGCAGAAGCAGTTGTTGAGACATCTCGCTTCCTTGAAGGTGAAGAAGTCTACCAAGGTAGTGCAGTTGAGCTTGCAAGTGCAACTGGTAAGGTTTCTACCAATACTGGTTGGCAAATCGGTCCTAAGATCCTTAAAATCGTCGATTACGACGGAGATTGGCAAGTTGGCGAAAAAGTCACTGGATCTATCTCTAAAGCGTCTGGTGTCATCGATAACTTGAGTATTGCTCGTGGTGTGCTGAATATCGGCTCTCTGACAAGGACTCCTGGTAAGTTTATCGATAATGTCGGTAAACCTTCCGAAATTGTCCAAAAAATCCAAGATTCCTTCTTCTATCAAAACTTCTCTTACGTTATCAAGTCTGAGATCCCTATTACCGAATGGAAGACTCAAATCCTTGAAAACAACCACCCTGCTGGTTTCAACATGTTTGGTCAGTTGCAACTGGTCGGCGGTAAGGATGTTTCGGGTAGAAAGGTCGGTACTGAGTTTACGAAGGAAGTTAACATCAATAACTACTCCAACGTTAACCAGATCACATCTTTCGGTGCAGCACAACCAATTTACACCGATTACAACAATACTGAAGTCCTCTTCCGTAAAAAGCGTCTGACTTCCTCTGAGGAAATCTTGACCTCTATCGTGAAGAAACTGGATGACATTGCTCCTCAGTTTAACGGTATTGACAAGTCCTTCCCAATTACAGTCGAAGGTGAGCAAGTTATCGTCCAGCAGAATCAGTTGATGATTACCATCAACGGTGTGATTCAGGCACCTGGCGTTTCTTACTCTATTGTTGGTGGCAACATTGTATTCGCTGAGCCTCCCAAACCTGCATCTAGAGTTAACTACAGATCTATAGATATCACTCCTACACCAATTTACAGAATTGAGTTGTATTCTGGTCAGGCGGGTCCACCAAACTTCGGTATCTTCCCAACATTGGGTCAGCAAATCCAAGGTGCAGATAGCGACGTTGTTGCTACTGTTATTGACTCTGGCACAACCCATATTGACGTTATCAACTTGGTTGGTGGCACATTTAACCTGAATGAAGAAATTACTCGTGGCACTCTCTTCTCAGCACTTGTCCAAAGTGTTACTCAGCTGAATAGCGATACCATCTTCCAGTTTGGTGAGTCTATCACTAACCTTGAGGGTGATACTGCTATCATTGAAGAAACTAATATTGATGATGCTGGTAATGTCACTGACAGAATTGTGGTCAGTAAGACCTCAGGTACTGCACAGTTTGAAACTGGCATATTTGATCTGAGACTGAATGAGTATGTTTACTCAGCATCTTCTAAGATTGCAGGTCAGATTACATTCATCTCTCCTTATATTGATCCCGCTACTAGCGACGCTGTTGACGAGTTGATCATCAACCCAGGCTCCACTTTCTACGGTCTGCTGTTTGAGCGTCTGGTTAGTATTACTAATCCTAATGTTATCCTTGATAACATTTCACAATCTTCTATCACACCTACTGAGCTCTACGATTCTGCCAGCAGAATCAATGCTGACTTCCTTGACTTTGAAGAAGTTAGAAATACTGAAGTCCAGTATACTCAGTTGTCAGGTGGTAACTTCCAAGAAGGCGACATTGTAATCAACAACAGAGCAAACTACGGCAACCCTGTTTCTGTATTCCATGGTGTTGCTGCAAACAGATTCAAGGATGCTTCGGCAATGATCCTTGGTAACAAGCAGCAAATCATCGATTTTGCTGAGGCAGAGATCGCTGTTAGACATCCTAGATTCTATTTCCCTGGCGATGTTATTACCAACTCTTGGAGCAGATATTCTGATGCATATCGTCTGATCCAAAGAAACAAGGAATACATTGCTAATAAGGCATACGATGAGATGATGACGCAATATACGTCACTCACCGTGCCTGATCCTTCTAAGTGTATCCGTGACCTTGAGTTGTATATCGATGCAATCTCTATCGATATCTTCCGTGGTGGTAACGTCTATACTCGTAAACTTTGCCAAAAGTATTTTGATACAAATGGCAACTTTGTGTATGTCAATAATGAGTCTGCTGAGACTCGTTATGGATTTGAGAAGGCAAAAGATTTGATGAAGTTGGCAATCACCAACAATCTGACTTCTAACTTCACAGCACCATCTGGTCAACCCAATGGTGGCGTTACATTCATTCCTTGGAGTGAAATTGATCACGGTGGTTACGATGGTAACGGTATTACTGCTGACCCATCACCTAACGATCCTTACGGCACTAACGGTGCTAACCAGTCTAATAATGGCACTGATAACTGCACAGATGTGCAGGCAGCAATCACAACCCTCTATGAAGTTGTTGATGAAACTCTGCTGAATGGCACACTGGCTGACCTCCCTGATGAGTCTCTTGGCACATATTCTCCTGGTCAAATCAAGTGTCGTCGTGATATCGGTTTGATGATCGATGCTCTTGCAGAAGACGTTTCTCAGGGTGGTAACTACAACATCATTGAATTTACCAAGAAGTATTTCGATGCTGCTGGAGCACCTATTACTAACGGTTTGATCGGTGAATATGCAGAATCTTTGACTGCTATTGACAAGGCAATGCACTTGTCCTTCCAAGCAATCAACAACCTCCTTTATTATCAGGTCAATAGCAGAACCTCTGTTACTGGTTTCATGCTGAAAGATCCTACAACATATCAGGGTCCTTACAGTGGTGGTGAAGCAGACCTTGAAGAGTTTGATGTTTCTGCTGCAGTTTACACACCTTCTAATGGTCAGTTGGTGTTGACTATCGGTAATCATACTCTGACTACATCCGATACTATTAAGGTTCGTCCACACTCTCTGAAGTTTACCTGTGATGCTGATGGCGATAGGACTTTCCACGATTATCCTCGTGCTGGAGATCCTGCATTCAATACTGCTGTCGCTATTACTGCCACAACTGGCACTACAATCACAGTAAACATTGGTGCATCTCCTCTGGTCCAATACACACCAACTGCTGCTACCTACAACCCAGCAACAGGTGATATGGAATTGACCATTGGGTCACACAGTCTTGAGATCAATGACTATGTGACGATTGCCAATGATTCGTTGACATTTACATGTGACATGGATAGTAATGGATCTAACCATACCTATCCTCGCTCTACTGACCCTGCTTCTGGTAAGCGTCTGTTTATCCATGCTGTAACTCCAACTACTATTACAGTTAACGTTGCTGCATCCCCTGCTGATCAGCAGTATGCTCACACCTTTGTTTCTGCCTCTGCTAATGCAGTTAGCAGTGGTGGTGGATATACTCACCAATTCATCAGCGCACTGCCTAATGCAGTCTTCACTGGCGGTGGCACAACTGCCAAATATTACGACCCGAATTACTACTCAGGCCGAAATGAGTCGATCCAGAATTGTGCCGATGTCCAAGCATATATCGCTACGCTCGTAGACATCTCTACGACTGCGATTGCAGCACAAAACCTCAACAATATTAACGCTCTCGCAAGCATTACTGACGGCACCTTCGTTGCTGGTGAAAATATCCGCACCACGAAGATTGCATATAAGGATAGTCAAGGTGGATTGTTTATTGTTGGAGATAACATCAGTGGTGTTACTAGCGGTGCAACATTTGAGGCAATCGGATCTAACTCTGGTCTGAAGTGGATCTTTGCTGATCAAGTTACTGGATCCTTCCAAGAGGGTGAATACATTACTAACTCCACACTCGCTAACCAAAATAACGTTACTCAGAGTGTTATTGAAAAATACTATAGATTGAGTGGTAGCAAGTCTGTTAGATTCCCATCTAACGGATATCTGGTTACTAGAGATAGTTACGACTTCTCCTTTGGTAACACTGCAGACTTTACCATTCAGGGTTGGTTTAGAGCAGATAACCTGAGCACAACTCAGCACCTGTTTGACTTCCGTCGTCTTTCTGCTTCCTCTGGTTTGAGAATTACTCTCCAGACCTCTGGTGCAATCACAGTTTATAACGGCACATCTCAACTACTGACTGGCGGCACATTGCTCGCTAACAACTGGCATCACGTTGCAGTGGTTAGGACATCTAGCGTCCTTCAACTCTATGTTGATGGCACACAAGTTGGCGGCAACTATGCTGACACTAACGATTACGGTTACGCTGCAATCTACATTGGTGCTGACTTCAACGGTGGTAACCAATTTACTGGTTACATGGATAACGTAGTTGTTAAGAATGGTCAGTCTGACTTCAACGCAACATTCGTGCCACCCACGCAGATTGATTACTCTAACCAGTATGTCAAGTTTGGTCTTGACGGTGAGCAACCCTTCGTCATGGATAATCAGGAAACATATGCTACCTATACAGGTCAGCGTATTTCCTCTGCTGCAGTTAAGGAGCTCAACTACGATCTCAACTTTGCAATTATTGAAAACGTTGATCTTGGTAGATCTGCTCACAGAAATTGTGCTGATATTATTGACCTCAACGCAGCATGGATTGCTGAAGAGGCAGTCGGTAGAATGGAAGCAGCATTCCCTGATTTTGTCATTCCTGGCAACAACGTGGCCGAAGGCACATACCAAGGCACCAACAAGTGTATCAGGGATACTAAAGACTACATTATCGGCGCTCTTGTTAAGGACTTGAGAGACGGTGGTAACTACAACTCTCTTTACACCGCTCGTACTTACCTTGAGGCATCAGGCAAACTGAAGCACGTTGGTAACGAGATTCTGCAAACTCTGTATGCATGGGATCAAGCATTCGTCCTTTCCAAGTATGTAATTACTACAACTGACACAAATCTAACTGGCACCTATACACAGAGACTGAGAATTCCTAACAACTTTGCATCTCCTGCATCTCAAGCCATTCAAGATGAGTTTGATCTGTTGGGTCGTGAAGTGCTGGAAGTCTTGGCACCTAATCCTGATATCTTCAGAGATACTGGCGTCCTTATCTGGAAAAACCGCAACTATATCGCAGAAGAAGTTGCTGGATATATTCTCGACAAGTATGAGATCAACCTTAATGGCACCGAGACTCAATTCCTCGTTATGCCTGGTTATGGTCAACCATACTGTGAGAGAGACGTTAAAGACTTCATTCTCCCTGCTGTAATTGCTGATCTTTGCACTGGTGGCACATATCAGACTGAAGCAGTTATTGATCAGTATCTGGATTCTCAAAACAACATCTTGCATGTTGAGCATGAGTTGAATCCAATGTTGGACGCATTTGATCACGCTAAGATGCTTGCACAGAAAGCAGGAAACAACTTGCTTCTCTCACCTGGCGAGGTTTCTGCAGATCTAGGCGCTCCTGGCTGGGCACAAGATGATTATCACACTCCTCTGTATACTTCTCGTGGAGCATATAGAGATGATACCATCACAATCGATGACGAAGGTTATCCTCAAGATAACGTTTCTAACTGGAATCGTTTCAAGGATGCTACTAACGCCCTCAAGGCTAACATTGATCTGATTGCTCATGAGGCAGTTGAGACAATGAATGACATGTCTAAGTATGCACAATTCAAGATCAAGGGTGGTCCTGTAAACTGCACCGATGACGTTAAGGACATCCTTAACGCTATGGTCCATGACCTCAATTACAACTGTAATGAAAGAACTTGGGATGCTGCAAGTCTCTATGTTGAAACAGAGAATAATTCTCTGAAGCACATTGAAGATGACTGGGAAGCAACTATTTCTGTCATGAAACTGGTCAGAGATATTGCTACCGTTACCATCAGAAATGGATTCGGTAGAGATTATATTCCTGGCAATGATCCTAATAATGTCGATCCTTCTACTTACGAGGCAAACCCCAGAGAGCAAATCTTTGCTGATTGTGCTGATGCTATTGATTCAAATATTCGTTGGATTGCTGAGCAAGCAGTTAAGGCAGGCACCACACAGTATCCTTCATTGCAAATCAATGGTGGTGCTAGTGCAATGTGGTGGAAGGAATTCACTCCCACCAATGCAACTTATGTTGCTACCTCTGGTGTATTGACTCTTACAATTCCTGATCATGGACTCAACGTTGGTGAGCATATTAGTATTGCAGCAAATGGTCTTACATTTACCTGCAGTCAAGATAATTATGGATCTAACCATCCATATCCAAGAAATACTGACCCTGTTTATGAGAAGCGTATCGTAATTACAAGTACAACTCAAGATACAATCTCAGTAGATGTTGGTGTGTCTCCTGCTGGTCAGCAATATACTCACCAGTTTGTATCTGCAGTCTCTGGCGCTATCCGTTATGGATGGAGCGATGGTGGAGAGCCCTTTACCCCAACTGCTATTACCTACACAGCAAGCACGGGTGATATGGTAATGACCATCCCCAACCACTCTTTCAACGTTGGTAATAGACTGTCTATTTCTGAAGATTCTCTGACATTCACTTGCTCTCAGGATGCCTACGGTAGTGAGCATTCTTATCCACGCAAGAGCGATCCTGCATATGGCACAACTCGTGCTGTCACTGCAGTTGGCACATCTAGTCAGAATGTTACTGGTGCAACTTACGACCCAGTTTCAGGTCTGATGACAATCACTACGAGTGGTAATCATGGATTGGTAACTGGAAACAGAATCAAACTTGCTACTGATTCTCTGACATTTACTTGCACAATGGATGGCAATGGTAGCAACCATGCATATCCTCGCTCTACTGACCCTGCTGCTAATAAGTGGTTGTTTGTCACTCGCGTTGATGATGATACATTCTCCTGCTATGTGGGTGTTGCTGCAAATTCAAATCAGTATGCACATACATTTGTGAGTGCTTCTGCTGGTGCAGTTATCAAGCAAGATGGTCAAGTTACAGTCAACGTTGGTGCATCTCCTGCTGGTCAACAGTATACTCACCAGTTTGTGAGTGCTAGACCAGATGCAATTATCTCCGCTGGAAGTATTGATTGTGTCCATGACGTAACTGATATTCTCAGAGCGTTGGTCTTTAACCTCAAGTATGGTGGTGACAACTGGATTAACTGGGTATCTGAATTCTATACAACATACTCTGGATCTCTTGCACACGTTACCTCACTGGCAACAGAAGTTAATTGGATTCTGGAAGAAACCAAGAGACTGGTTAAGCGTGCAATGCGTGGTCAGATCATCAATAACGTTGCAAATTATGGTGGATCTCTTGAGACAAATGGTGGGCAGACATTTACAAATGCCACACCTAAACCCACCACGGTGCTTCGCAACTCTACACCTGATGGTGGTATTACTCTGGGTGGTGACTATAGCAACACCGTTACCCGCACATTTACTAACGGCACAAGCAACATTGCAAGTGGATCTGCTTCTGCAACTGGTATAACCAATGATGAAGATCTGGTTGGTAGTTGTGTGACGGTGCTTCCTGCTGGCACACCTTCTGATGGTTGCCTCTGGGAGCTTGGTGGTAATGGTGCTGGTTCTTGGCTCGGTATTAGAGACAGCGGCACATACCTCCGTCTCCGTGCTGGTAATGGTGCCAACTCTTATTCTGGTGGTGCATCTACCTCTACCGACGCAGGTCTTGCACTCCTTGATGTCCAAGTCTCTAGTCTCTCAGCATACTTTGATGGTGGTCAGCATGAGATTACTTGGGAAATCAAGATTGGTGGCACAGTTGCCGCTGGAAACGGTCGTGTCAAACTCTGGATTGATGGTAATGAAATCGGTGATGCATCAACACCTGGATTGAATGTTGGTCTTTATGAAGCAGGTGGATTGTTGGCAGGTGGATCGCAGGGTGGTTTTGGTAGAGCATCTAGCGATAACAGCGTCCCACAAGGCGAACCTACTGCAGCATGGGCATACGCAACAGGTGACATGTCTTACTACAGATCACGTCTGGTTGATCCTAACTACACAGGTCAGGAGTCTGATAGCGTTGCTACTGAGATTGATGATCTGATGGCACTGGTTACAGATGCAATCAGTAATCCTGGTAACGTTGCAAACCGTGTCAGCATCCTACCCTACATCTGGCCAATTAAGTATACGCCTGAAATTGCAGTTAGAGACACCACTTTGACATTCGACAGTGCTGCTGCTGAATGGAATCAAACTTGTGCTGAGGTTGCGTCTGGTATTGATACTTTGATGGATATCTATATCGATACGATTGAAAACGCAGCAAATAACAATACTAATCAGTTGAGCTCTATCTCTAGGACAACTAGAGCATCACAATACACAAATACTGTATATCAAGCAGGTACATGTGAAGGACCACAATCCGCCATTGATACTCTGTTTGATCTCATGTCAGATACTCTTGGTGCTGGTTTCAATACCGACAAGGTTATTGCCAACATGATCCTCTTTAATAAGGATGCTATTGCACAGAGAGCATATGATGAGACTCTGGCATATTATGGCACCACTAATATGACAGTGGACTTTACTGCCAATATCGTCAAGGCAATCAGATATGACATGATCACCAGCGGTAACGCAGGTGGATTTAGACTGGTCCAAGATTGGTTTGATGGTGAGGGCAACTTTATCGCATTCCAAGATGTGTCTCGCACACATCTGATATATGCAACTACTCGCGTGCGTGAGTATGTCAAGTCTGTCTTGTATCAGTTGACTGAAGATCCTGGTTGGAATACTTACAACACCTATCAGTTGGGTCTGAATGGTCGTTTGGATTACAACCGTGAGGCATCTGAATTTATTATTGACTCTTCTATCAACCCTGTCGAGTATGCACTAGAAACATCTAAATTCCCAACAGAAGGTAGTGTTACTTGGGTGCCTAGCAGTGATGTAGAAAACATCAGCACAAAATATGAGTTGGGTTATGACTACAACACTGATCCTGCTCTGGTTACTCTTACTCCTATTGTCCCAGTTGGTTTCGACCGCGCTGAATATAGAGTTAGAATCAATCGCACCAACTCCTTCCGTCGTGGTGATATCCTCCAGTATATCCCAGCATCTGAGACTTCTGTCAAAGCATTCGCTGGTCAAACTTACTGGTATGTGATGACTGCTACTGCACAGTGGTTTGAAATTGGTGCCCATTACATGCACGATGGTAGATTCAGAAAACTTGAAGTTGATACCTCTAATAGTGGTCAACAAATTTTCTCTGTCGTCAGACGTAGTGGTATCTCTAGGAATGCTCCTAAGTATCCTGCAGATCCTTCACAGACACCTATTCAGGGTGGATTCAACCCCGCAGACGTTATCTACGGCACCACCTCCGAGTCCTCTTCTGAAATTGGTAGCGTTTCGCTCAACCAAGCAGAAATCAACAGACTCTATACTCGTTACGAGTTGGATAATGTCAGTCAGAATCTGGGTGTATATGAAAACTTCATTAACGGTGAGCAAGTCACTGTCCAAGCAAATCCTGCCGTTTCAGGCACGATTCTCCAGACAGGTAAGACAAATCTCGATGGCGAAAACTTCGTTAATCTGATTACTGTCGCAGGCGTTATTAACGTGGGTGATGTCTTGGTTGGTGCTGATAGTGGCACGACTGCTGAGGTTGCATCCTTCGATTCTCGCATGTTGATCAACGTGGAGAGAGGATCATTCGCACAAGGCGACTGGTTGTTTGATAAGGATTCTGCGACTGAAGCATACGCTAACACATACCTCAACAAGTCTGGATCTCTTACAGGTAATGACGGTGGTCGTATCACGATTGACGTTGAGACCATTGGCGATGCATGGGAAGCTGGTGATGTTATCTACGGTAGCGTCACTGATTACATCCTTGAAGTTAAGGGTCTCTCTGGCACACAGATTCAACTTAACCAGTATATCCACGGCACCAACGTTTACCAGTTGGAGCTTGGTCCTCCAATTATTGACACGGGTATCTCTGATACATTCCGTGTGGGTGATGAAGTTGTCCTCCTGCAGGGCACCACACGCAAAGATCCTGGATTCTCTGCAACTGTCACAGAATACATTAACGGACTTGATATCACTGATAGCAACGATCCTAACTATCAGATTCACCGACTCTTTATCGGTAACTTGCGTGATATTGGCACTGGCGAACCTATCTCCGCTGTCACTCAACCTGCTAACAACATCGGTAAACTTGACCTTGGATCTAACTTCCCAAGCATTTATGCCAACGTTACATCCTACACCGACACTGGATATACATCCTACGGGCGCGTGGCAGCGATTGAGCAATCTGGTATTACTGCAACTATCTGGGTTGAAAATGCTCAGGGTGCATTTGTTGATAACATGTCTGTCATCTCTGACTATGGTTGGGGTGGTGCAGTTGCTAAGGCACGCACGCTTGAGGGTCGTGTTGATCGTTACTTCCGTGGTTTCGACGGTGATCAGACACAGTTTGATCTCACGATCAGTAATGGTGAAGCATACTTCCCAGATCCTGCTGGTCACATGCTCATCTTCGTCAACGGTATCCTACAACCACCTGGCGGTAACAATTCCTACGTCGCATTCTCTGACAAGATTAACTTCTCCGAGGCACCTGAAATTGGATCCGAATTCGTTGGTTACTATGTTGGTAAACTCCGTCAGATGGATGACATCAGCTTCGAGTTTGACTCCTTGCGCTCGTCCTTCAACCTCAGACGTGAAGGTCTCTTCTACTCACTGACTCTGACTGAGGGTGTTTCTTCTAACGTGATCCGCCCAGAAAACAACATCATTGTTTCACTCAACGGTATCATTCAGGAACCTGGCGTCGCATACGAGATCGTCGGATCTAGAATCATCTTCGCTGAAGTGCCTCGCGCAGGATCAACCTTCGTTGGATTCTCCTACATTGGATCTGACACAGACGTGATCGCTGCAACCGTTGTGCCTCCTGTGGAAGCAGGTGACAAACTTGAGATTGACGGTGAGGAATTTGCTCGTGACGTTGCTCTGATCGAATCTTCCAACTCCTTGATTACCTTTGAATACACAGGATCTGTTAAGGGTCGTAACGCTGCTGCACTGGCAACTATCCGCTCTGGTCAGTTAACAAGTGCGATTCTCACCAATCCTGGTGATGGTTACACCTCACGTCCTAACGTGGATGTGATCTCCTCCTCTGGTTTCGACGGTCGCATTAAGGCACTCATGGGTGTTACACGCATTGACGTGAAGACTCCTGGCACTTCTTATCTAAATCCAATCGTCCAGATCGACAACGTTGTCCCTGATGACTTTGTTAATCCTTCAGGCACGCCCGTGAATGGTGGTAGAGACATCTACGACGCCTCTGAATCTGGTGGTGAGGGTGGTGTCACTATCGATCCTGGCACGATTGCAATCACTCAGGATCCTGTCAACGTTACTGTTAACCAAGGTCAGACTGCATCCTTTACGGTTGCTGCTACTGTCACCAACGGTCAGCAACTTAACTACCAGTGGCAGAAGAAGGAGTATGGCACAACTACTTGGAGCAATATCATTGGCGCTAACCAAGCAACCTACAATACCAGCAATGCCGCTCAGGCAGACGATGGTGATGAATACAGAGTTGCAATTACTGCTGCAGGTGCTACACCTGTCTACTCACTGTCTGCTATCCTCACGGTCCAGACTGGTGCTACGGTAATTTCTAACTTCAGTCCAGTACAAATCTTCGACGACATCTAAATAAAAGTAAAACCATGGGAGCAACGGCAAGTTTTAACGATGCCACTGACATTCTTACGGTAGCGGCGGACGGTCTCCCCGCTCCTGTAAGTTTTGGCACGTTTCCTAATGAAAACAACCCTAACACGGTAGCAGAGCAGGACTTTGATCATGCTTTCACTTACCGTGGTGGATCCTTTGGTATTAGTCGTACTTTCGATTCTGCTACTTGGAATCAAGATGGATTCATTAGATCCATCACTATATCTTTGAATGACAATTCTTTGTTTGGAGATGAGATTCAGGTAGGTGACAGACTAATGTTTACCTTTAGTGATGGCATTAAAAGAGTATTCCTTTATAAGGGCACTACTTTTACATCTATTGAAGATGAATGTTGGTTGGCAACATCGGATAGACTTGACTTGATTATGAGAGACCAAGAGTCTCTTACAACAGGCACTTATGAGTACTATGATCAACGGAATGGCAGAGGTGCAACTCCTCTGGGCACTATTGGCATTGCCGCTAACGGCGTTGCTTTGTTTAACCCTTCTGCGGGTAATGGTGGTAACCCGCCAGTAGGATTCAGTTGGAATGCCCACTACCCACAATCCCCCGTGGACTTTGGTGATGATGATTGTGGTGGGCATCCTGAGCAGAATGGACAGTATCACTATCATGACACGCACTTTCTAGATTGTTGGCGTGCTGGATCAGCGATGGCAGGATACAATGATTATTATGGAAGCACACAATATAATGGTGACAACCTGAGACATCCTGACGGTCATTCTAAGATCGTTGGTATTGCGTTTGATGGATTCCCCATCTATGGACCTTATGCTTACGATTCACCTTGGGATAATCTGAGTGGTCCTAGAATTATGTCATCTTCCTATGCAACTAAATCAGTTGAGGCAGATGGGAGACCTGACTATGGTAATACTATCCAAAACCCTCCCGCAGGGGCACTGGTCGAAGACTGGGAGTATGTAGAGGCAACTGGTGACCTTGACTACCATAATGGTAGATTTTGTATCACACCAGAATTTCAGAATGGCACATATGCATATTTCTTATCTGTAGATCCAGAAGATCTTGATGCTCCTGAGTTTCCATACATGATTGGAAAGTCTACTAGAGAGACTATCAATACAAACTTTACATTACAACCACCAACAACTCCTGGCGGTGGTGGCGGTGGTGGAGGGACACCACCTCCTGCTGCAACTCTGGTGTTTACACAACAACCTCAGAATGCAACAACAAATCCTGGCGAGACAGCAACGTTTACTGTGCAGGCAGAGATTACTCCAGAAAACGGACCTATTGCATATCAGTGGTATCGATCCACAGATGGTGGTTTCGCATTTGCTGCTATCACAGGCGCGACCACAAACTCTTACACTCTCAGCACCCTAGGATACATGACGGGATACAGATTCCGTTGCCGTATCATTGGACCTTTGGGAGTCCCAACCCAAGCGGAAAACTCACCTCTTGACTCCAATGCAGCAGTATTAACTGTCACTGGATCTGGTGGTGGTAGCGGATCTACCGCTAATAGATTCGACAGCACGCAGAGCACACTGGACTCTACGGCGCAAACCTTCGATGGCACCTAAATAACACTGTAGAAATCTACCAACCATGGCAAAGCAGAATCTTAGTATTGGAGCGTCAGCAAACGACGGGACAGGTGATAGTCTCAGAGATGGTGCTATCAAGCTGAATAGCGTTATTGACGAGATCTATACCGCTCTTGGTAATGACACCAACTTGTTGGTGAATGTCGGCACTCCTGCCTCAGGGCAAGTGTTGAAATGGAATGGATCTCAATTTGCTGAGGGACATTTTGATGCACTGAGTGCAGACCTCAACGTCAAGACACATAAAATTGTGTCTGAAAGTAATGGAGATATTAACATCCAACCTGATGGTAGTGGTGATATTAAATTCTGGCGTGGTGGTGCTGGTAGCGCACTGGCATATGTTGACGGTGCTGATGGATACTTTAAGTGGTCTGCTCCATATGCAACCTTGGCAGATCTACCTGATGTAGCAACACACCATGGTATGTTTGCTCATGTCCACGCTGAGGGACATGGTTACATGGCACATGGATCTTGGATTCAGTTGATTGATTCCACATCATCCATTGGTGAGTTGACTGACGTTGACATGACAGTCGGCGGTGGTCCTTCTGATGGTCAGGTCCTTAAATGGTCTGCTGCTAATAGCCACTGGTATCCAGACAATGATGAAACTGGATCTGGCGGTGGTGGTGGCACTACACAGAATTTATTTGAAGGTATCAATGCTGATTCGGGGTCTACTACTGCGAGTGCTCCTACTGATGTGCTTACTGTTGCTGGTGGCACTAACATCTCCACATCTATTGCTGGAGATACCCTAACAATCAACATGACGGGGACGTTGGGCGATGAAGATCAAAACCTCTTCTCTGTTATCGGCTCTGACTCAGGGTCGAAGACGGCTAATTCTACTACTACTGCTATTAACTTTATCGGTGGCACTGGGATCACCACTGCTATTTCTGGTGATAATCTGACGATCACAAATAGCTCACCCAACGCGGACCAGTTTATTATTCAAGGTGTTAATGGTGACAGTGGATCTTATACCTCTGCTGATGTTGAAGGGGTAATCACGGTCGCTGGTGGTAATGGTATTACTACATCCGTTTCTGGTAGCACAGTTTCTATTGTTGCTGATCTGTATCTTACCAGTGGCACAACCCTGTCGGAAAATCAGAATTTCATTACTAATGCGTCTGGTGAGGTTGAAGCAGTTGCAACTCCTGCTGTTGGTTTTGAGATTTCTGGAAGCACAAGTACTGGTTATAACTTCAGCAATAATGGTTGGAATGGTAGTGGTAACCCAACAATCTATGTCTATCGTGGATTCACTTATAGGTTTAATAACACCACTGGATCTGGTCACCCATTTGCTCTGAGACAAACAAATGGTGGATCTGCTGTAACTGCTGGTGTGAGTGGATCTCAAACTGGTGTCCAATATTGGACCGTGCCCATGTCTCTTGCAGCGGGCACAACATATGTCTATCAATGCACCATCCATGGTGGGATGGTCGGTAATCTCGTAGTTGTCTAATGCCAAGAACAGTTCCTGGATCTGGTGCCGCTATCTTCCCCGTATTCAATAGTATATTCGGGGTAAGAGAGGTTTACGTTACTGCTGGAGGTAGCGGGTATGACCCTGCTGATCCTCCTAGACTTCGTATTGAAAATTGTGGCACACCAATTAGGGATGCTGTGCTTAGACCAGTTATTGAAGGTGATGCTGGAGAGATCACTGCTGTTGAAGTGCTTGATCCAGGCGAGGGATATGATCCCATGCGTTTGGAAATTGAAGATGATGGTGCAACTGTCCCTGCAGAAGGTAAGATTTTCCTGAAGCCAGACGGTGGTATTGACTTCATCCAGATGACTCAGTTTGGTGATGAATATTTTAATGCTACTGCACAAGTTAGAGGTGGTGGTGGATCTGGATCTGAATTGGTGCCTATCACAGGTCTGGTTACAGGTCTTGCTATTGAAGAGTTTGGTAGAAACTATACAGAAGAAGACGTTAATATCATCATCTCAGGTGGTGGTGGATCTGGTGCAACTGGTGTTGCTGGCGTCAACCCATTCGGTAAAGTTACTGCAATCACACTTACCAATGCTGGTGAATTCTTTGAAGACCCACCTCTGATTCAAATTATTGGTGGTGGTGGATCTGGTGCTAGTGCTCAGGCATATATTGATCTTGGTGCTATCACAACCATTGACCTGCTAACAGGTGGTGATGGTTATGTTAACGCTCCTCAGGTTATCTTTACTAGAGATACAAACCTGATTAAGACTGCACGAAACAGACAGTCTCTAAACTCTGTTGTTTACAATTTGTCAGGTATTCTTACCGACGTAACCACTGGTGCTCAGACAATCTATACTGAGTCAACTGCACCTTATCCAGGATCTGGTAAGGTTTTGCTAGGTAGAGAGATTGTCAGATATACAGGTAAAACTGCAAACTCTTTCACTGGATGTGATAGAGGCACAAACTTCCGTTTTGATCAGAAGGTCATTCTCGACACATTGCAGAATGATCCTATCACCAATGAAACACTTTATTCTTTTCAGGTTACTGACAAAGTAAGACGTGTAGTTGAATCTGCAACTAACAGAGTCGCTATCGTTTATGACTGGGATCCTGTTGAGAGAGCACTTTATCTGACCTTTGAGGTTGATGAATTGGCATTTATTGATGCTGGTAGATCAAACGAGAAGTCTAAAATTATTGCATTCTTTGCAGGTACATCTGCATCTTCAGGCACTGGTGTTGCACCACATACTTTGGTTGAAGTAGAAGGTGAAGATATTGTTGCATTTACTAACCCTTTGTCAATCATTCAAAACAGAAAGTTTGAGGATGATGACGAAGAGTTTACAGATGCTAATGGTGTGCAACAGTTTGGAGATGGTATTCCCGATCTTCTCAATACTGGCACGGACTATGAAAACCAGATCAATCTAGATGGGGGCATCGCCTCGTCTAAATATGGTATTGAGGAAGAATTAGGTGGCACCAACACTACGCTCTTCCAAGTGGGTGATCAGATCTATGATGGTAGTCCTAACCAGTTGGTTGCTACTGTCCAATCTGCAGGTGCTCTGGGTGATGGAGATGCTCACATCTCTACTGCAACTATTACTATTGAATATATTACTGCATCTCTGTTTAATGTTCCTGGTGCTGGTGGCGAAGAGACAGTCACTGGTCAAACCTCGGGTATTGCAGCAACAACTACAAATAGAAGACTTGGACCTAAGGCAGGTCAATTCTATCTAGACGTTAAGTCACTGGTTGCTAATGACCCAACTTATAAGTTTACTCCTGGTGAGCAACTTAACGGAAACTCCTCTGGCGCTCAAGCAAGAGTGCTTGCTGTCGAGTATAACAACTTCCTCAGAAATGAGGGCGAGTATTAACCCCATAAATAAATCTATAGGATAATTGGTAACAAATGGCGCTACTAACCGACCAATTTAGAATTTTTACTGCCAGCCGACTTATTAAGTCCCTGCAAGGTCCTGACCCTGCTCAGTCTGATAACGATGCTGGAAGTAGTCGTGACCGTCTGTACGTTTTCATTGGTCGTCCCCAACCATGGGATAACGAGAATGCAGCGCCAGACCCCGTGGACTCTTTCCAAGAGTTTAGTGATGACTTCGCTGACATGATCTCCATGAAGCGTGTCCTCGCAAATGACACCATCCAAGTCATTCGTCGTACTGACTGGATTCCCCCAGAGCAAACCACTGGTGGTCTGGGTTATGTTTATGATATGTATCGCCATGATTACAGCGCAACCAAAACGGCATCGTCGGGTGCTACGAAACTTTACGACGCAGATTTCTACGTTGTTAACTCGTCCTATCAAGTTTACAAGTGCATTTACAACGGGACATCTCCTTCTGATCCTAACGGTAAACCTTCTACTGTTGAGCCTACTGGCACCTCCACTAGCATTATCACAACTGCTGATGGTTACCGTTGGAAGTATATGTATACGATCCCTGTTGGTCTAGTCCTTAAATTCTTCTCCAACGAATACATGCCAGTGCTGGAAGATACCGCTGTGGTGTCTGATGCAATCGGTGGTGAGATTGATACTGTTATTATTTCTTCTTCTGGTGCAGGATACAACAATGGCACTTATGAAAATGTCCCCATTAAAGGTGATGGCGTTGGCGGGCGTGTTTCGCTTGTTGTTGATGGTGGTCGCATTGTGTCTGCCACTGTTACGTCAGGTGGATCGGGATACACCTTCGGAAAAGTCATCATCGATGAAGTCAACGGTATCGGTGCAGGTGCAGGATCAGGCGGCACCGTCGAAGTGATTATTCCTCCTACCACAGGTCATGGTGCAGAGCCAGCGACTGAGATGGGTGGATATCGAGTAATGATCAACACGAAGTTTACCTACGCTGAAGGTAGCGGTGACTTCCCAACTGATAACGATTACCGTCGTATCGGTTTGGTGATCAATCCTAACAAATACGGTACAACAGAATTGGCAGCAGATCTTACTCTGTCTGCTACAAAGTCAGTGATCTTTGCTCCTACCTTTACAGGTAACTTTGCTACTGACGAAATTATCACACAGTCCCGCACGATTGGTGGTCAGCAAGTGACTGCTCGTGGACGTGTTATCTCATGGAATAGCACTACTAAAGTGCTCAAGTATTACCAGAATAGAATCGATGGTGTCTTCCCAGAATTCACTGGTAGTCTGATTGAATTTGAGGGTGGTAACCCTGTCGTGGGTGCAACATCTGGTGCATCTGCTGACCCTGATATCAACTTCCCCATTGTCTCAGGATCCTCTACTCGTGTTATTAACAACACTGAGTATGACTTGGGTATGTCCTTTACCAACGGTTATGCAAAACCAGAGGTTGAGCCAAACTCGGGTCGGGTTATTTACATAGATAATAGAGGTGCGATTACTCGTGCTGGTGACCAAATTGAAGACATTAAGATCGTAGTAGAGTTCTAACCGATGCCCCAGAATACCAATCTAAATATTGCTCCTTATTTTGACGACTTCGATAAGGACAAGAATTTCTACCGAGTGCTATTCCGTCCTGGTTATCCTATTCAGGCGCGTGAATTAACTACTCTACAATCTATTCTACAGAATCAGATTGAATCCATTGGTCAGCACTTCTTCAAAGAAGGTGCCATGGTTATTCCTGGTCAGGTTGGTTATGACCTGAATGTGCAGGCAATTATTCTGCAACAATCTTTCTTGGGTGTCGATGTTGAAACCTACAGGACTCAACTTCACGGTCAGATCGTTGAGGGCATCACGACTGGTGTGAAGGCGAAAGTCTTGTACTCTATCTCTGCTGCAGAATCTGAGAGAGGTTACGTCACCCTATACGTTAAGTATATCGAGTCTGGCGATACAGTTTCTGATACTACTATCAAAGGTTTCCAACCTAACGAGCAGTTGCTTGCTGAAAACGAAATCACTTTCGGCACTACACTGATTGAAATCGGATCTCCCTTTGCACAACTTCTTCCTGTTGATTCTACTGCAGTTGCATCTGCAGCATACATCAATAATGGTGTGTACTTTATTAGAGGTCACTTTGTTGATGTCCAATCAGCAAACCTGATCCTTGAGCAATATAGCAATAATCCTTCTTATAGAATTGGTCTTGAGGTTAGTGAATCTATCGTCACTCCAGAAGACGATCCATCACTGAATGACAACGCTGCAGGCACTTCAAACTACTCAGCACCTGGCGGTCACAGATTTAAGATTAAGACCTCTCTAGTCAAGAAAGCAATCAATGATTCAACTGACAAAAACTTCGTTGAATTGCTACGAATCAACAATAGTAAGGTTGAGCAGTTTGTTGATTCTACTGCATACTCTGAGCTTGAGAAGTCTCTTGCACGTCGGACCTACGAAGAGTCTGGTGACTATGTTATCGACACTTTCAGTATTAAGGCAAGAGAGTGTCTGGATGATGGTTTTAACAACGGCGTCTACACTCCTACTCAGACGACTCAGCAAAACAATACTCCTACAGATGATCTCCTAACATATGAGATCTCACCAGGTAGAGCATACGTTAAAGGTTACAGGACTGAATTCCTTACACCTCAATATGTTGATGCTGCTAAACCTAGAGATTTTGCTTGTGTAGAAAACGGCATTATTCACTTTAGACTTGGTAACTTTGTTAAGGTATACGATCAGTATGGTTGGCCTAACCTGACTGGTGAGGGTGTGTCTGATGCATATCAAGTTATTGAATTGTATGATGACTGGAATACTGGTGTATCTAACTCTGTAGTTGGTAACCAAATCGGTCGTGCTCGTGTTGTCCAGATTCAGATCGATCAAGTAAACCAGTATGACATGTGGTTCTTTGACCCACAGATGTTTACTGCTATCAACTTTGCAGCTGGTAATAACTCTGTTTCTATTGGTGATGTGCTTAGAGGTCGCACCTCTGGTGCTCGTGGTTTCGTTGCTGACAATGGTAGCGGCACCCACTGTAAACTGGAGCAGGTCTCTGGTGTCTTCCTGAATAACGAAGTTATTGAAAGAGACGGTCGTGTGATCGGCACCTTGGAAGCAGCACATACCTATAACTTGTCTGATGTCCGTCGTTGTCTTGGTAGAAACTCTAGCAACGTTGTGACATTTGCAGCAAACTGGTTGCTCAACGATAACGCTTCTATTGAATCTTCTACTGTTACTCTTAGCGGTAGTGGCACTCTTGCTACAGGTTTCAGGACCAAGTTTGCACAGGATCTACGTCCTGGCGATGTTGTTACTACAACTGCATCTGGTCTGAATGGTAGCAATACTGTAAGAATTAAGAGAGTTGACCCAACTCTGATTGCTACTAACACTGGTAACATTGCTACTGGTGGCACACCAATCTTTGACTACCTCAACCAAACTGCTATTGTTGATGCTTCTCTGAAGAAGGGCACTGGTAACGCAGACGGTGAATACGCTGAGATGGTTAGGATGCGTCCTTTCATCTTCCAGAAAGATTATCAGAATGGTGAGTTGTCGATTGACACACCTCGCACATCGATGAAGTCGATCTCTGATGAATCATTCTTTGTCTATAGGACATTTGCTAACAAGACTGTTGTGTCTGGTGGTGTTACTGTGTCTCTGCCTGAATCAGAGCAGTTTGCATCTCTTGACAACGAAAACTATGTCTTGACGATTGTTGCTGAGTCTGGATCTTCTTATAGTGTTGGTGACAACCTTGACATTGATAACCTCAATGACCTTGGATCTCTTACTGTTACCTTCGGTGCTGATGCACAGTCTATTACCATCTCTGGTTTGACTAACGTCAACACTGTTAAGTTGACCGCTCTGATCTCTAAGAATATCGTCACCAGAAAGATTAAGACTGCCGCTAAGATGCGTGCATTGAAGGTGACCCGCACAAGAATTAACAATGACCAAACCAAGTATGGTCTGGCATATGGTAACCTCTACGGCACCCGTATTGAAGACGAAGAGATTTCATTCGCACTGAATGATGTTTATAAGATTCATGCTGTATATGAATCAGAAGATGACAACGATGCCGAATCACCTTATATGGTGTTGTCGGAATCTACCTTCTTCGATAATGGATCAGTTGTTGTTGGTAAGACATCGGGTGCTCGTGGTCGAGTCATTCAGTTTGTTAACGCAACACTGAGACTATATTTTGTTGCCTTGAATGAGATTCCATTCATTCCTGGTGAGACCATCGATGGTGTTGATGATGATGGCAATCCTCTGCAGGCAATCGTTGATGACTCTGAAGGATCTGTTTCTAAAGGATCTAAAGTTATCACAACTCAATTTGAGTTGGAGTCTGGTCAGAAGGCACACTTCTATGATGTTTGTAAACTGACTCGTCTTCCTGGTTTCTCTCCCCCAATCCGTAAGATGCTGGTAGTCTTTGACTACTTCTTGCATGAGTCTTCAGGTGACTATTTCTCCTCCCAGTCTTATACTGGTATCCTTTATAAGGAGATTCCAAAATATAAACTGGATGGATCGATTAACTACCTCCGTGACCAGATTGACTTCCGTCCTGGCATCGGTGAATTGGCATCTGGATCAGGTACGATTACTGCACCTTTCTTTGTGAATTGTGCTTCGCTTGATTTTGGATCTAGACAGTTTGATACCTCTGGTGGTGTTGGTGGATCTACTATCTTCGATATTCCTAAGGTTAACACAGAATTTAGATGTGACTACTGTTTCTATCTTCCTAGAGCAGACAAGTTGTATCTGACACACGACAATCAACTGAAGATTGTGAAGGGTGTGTCCTCCGAGGATCTTCCTCATCCTGATAAGATTGACAATGCGATGCTTCTCGCAACGATTGAGATGCGTCCTTATGTCTATGACGTTGAGCGTGATGTCCTGATCTATCCTGAGATCATCCGTCGCTATACCATGAAGGACATTGGCGATCTGGAGACTAGACTCTCTCACGTTGAATACTATACTTCACTTTCTCTGCTGGAAGTACAAGCAGACAATACTAAGACATACGATGACAACGGTTTCGACCGTCTGAAGAATGGTTATGTTGTGGATGACTTCACCGACCACACTGTTGGTGACGTGCTCAACATTGACTATAAGTGCTCTATGGACTTCAAAGAGGGTCACCTCCGTCCTTCGCACTACACTACTAACGTGCCTCTGCAGATCAACATGGCTGCATCCAGCAACGTCGTTAAGACTGCTGGAAACATGGTGATGCTTCCTTATGAAGATCTTGCAGTTATCACACAACCTTATGCATCTAGGACTGAGAATGTTAACCCATTCAACGTCTTTACCTTCATCGGTCGTATCGACCTAACACCTGCATCTGACGACTGGATTGATATTGAGCGTCTTCCTGCTCGTGTTGAAAACGTTGAAGGTGACTTCTCTGCTGTTGCTAGAGACCTTCAGATTGACCAGAATGGTTTTGCTCCTATCCAATGGGGTGGTTGGCAAACTAACTGGACTGGTGAATCACTGCAGTCTACTTCTAGATTCTCTAACAGATCTGGTAGTTTCTCTGCTGGTGGTCGTAGACTCGGTAGATTGGGTCATGGTCAGGGTCGTCAGCCTCTCTTCTTGCATGAGAGACGCACCTATCGTGTTGTTAACAACCAAGCACGTCAAGGCGTGAGAACTCGCGTTACGCCCAAGATTGATAGAAAGTCTTTGGGTGATAGCATCCTGTCACAAACAGCAATCCCTTGGATTAGATCCAGAAATATCGGTTTCAACATTGACCGTCTTAAGCCTCGCACAAGAATGTATTTCTTCTTCGATGGCGTTAACGTGACTGGTTATGTGACACCTAAAGTTATTGAGCTTACTAAGTCTTCTACTTCTGATCCTAACTCCAACGAGACACCTTTCGTTGTTGGTGAGACCGTAGTGGGTCAGACCTCTGGCGCAAGACTTAAGGTTGCCGCTGCCAACGATGGTTATAAGACTGACCCTTATGGTGTTGGCGATGGTGCTCTTGCAGAATCTTATGCATCGCAGACTAGCTTCCTTAACATTGACATCACTGCAATGGCAGAGACAGTCAACCCTAACTTCTACGGTAACGTTAACGTGGGTGAAGTCCTTCTTGGACTGACCTCTGGTGCTCGTGCTGTTGTTAGAGATCGTCGTCTGCTGTCTGATAACATTGGTAACCTGCAGGGCACTCTATTCATTCCTTCTCCTAAGAATGATTCTAACCCACGTTGGGCAACTGGCACAAGGACAGTTAGAGTTACGACTTCTGATGTGAATGATCGTACACCTGGCAACGTGGACTCCTCTGCTGATGCTACTTACTCGGCAAGCGGCACATTGCAGACAGTTAGAGAAAATATCCTTGCTGTCCGTAACGCTGAAATCGTCCGTGACACGGTTAACGATGAGAGGACTGTTATTACAACTAGGACTGAGCAACGTCAGATTGGTTGGTATGACCCTCTTGCACAATCCTTCATTGTTGACGAAGAAGGTGGTAGTTATCTGACTGGTGTTGATGTCTTCTTCAGGACTAAGGATGCCAACATTCCTATCTCTATTCAGATCAGGACCATGGAGAATGGTTATCCTACTAAGGATATTCTTCCTTTCTCTGATACTACTATCGATCCTGACACTGTTGAGTTGTCGGAAAACGCAAGTATTCCTACTAGATTTACATTCAGATCTCCTGTTTATATTAAGTCAAACATTGAATATTGTTTCGTCCTTCTGTCTGACTCCAACGAATATAACGTTTGGATCTCCAGAATGGGTGACATCGATGTATCTGGCACAAGGACTATCTCTGAGCAACCATATGCTGGTGTGCTCTTCAAGTCACAAAACGCATCTACATGGACTGCTGACCAGTATGAAGATTTGAAGTTTACCATGTATCGTGCTGAGTTTACTCAGAATCTGGGCACCGCGCTGTTTAACAACGCTGAGCTTGGTAAGGGTAACGGTGGTATTCACAGACTGATTGAGAATCCAATCCAGACTCTGAAACCTAAGCAAACTCTCACACTCCCTGTTGGTGGTAACTATACATTCACAGTTGGTGCAAGAATCGTCCAGACACCTTCTGGTGCAGAAGGCACGATTACTGAATTCGATGCTGTGTCTGATCCTGAGACTATCACCATTACTGATATTGAAGGTATCTGGTCATCTGGTTTCTTGGATGCTAACAATAATCCTTTCCAAGGTATCGCCTCATCTCAATCTGTCGCCACGATTGTATTGTCTGCAATCTTCAACGGCACCTTTGAGATTGGTGATGTGGTCAGTGGATCTACATCTTCTGCAACTGGTGTTGTCACAGCATATGACGTTGGCACTCAGACTCTGACACTTAACTACATTACTAGAGCATTCGATGTTTCGGATACTCTGTCTGAGCCAGGCGGCACATCTGCAACGATTACCAGCATTAACTATAGCGGTGACTCCTACGACGCATATCCTACTGCTGCTCCTTCTTATCCTAATGATGACAAGGAAGTGTTGGTTTATCACAGAAACCACGGTATGCACCAACGTAGTAACAACGTTGAGGTTGAGGGCATTATCTCTGAAGTGCCTCCTACCACACTAACAACTACTTTGACTGCTGGCGCTACTTCGATTCAGGTCAACGATGCATCTCAATTCCACACCATTATTGGTGGTGCTCCTATCGGTAACCTCAATCAGGGTTATCTGATGATCGATGATGAGATCATTCAATACTCTGCAATCTCTGCTAACGGGCAGGTGATCACAGTTGCTACCTCTGGTAGAGGTAATAACGGCACTGCTGATGTTGAGCACGCCTCTGGCGCAGTTGTGAAGTGTTACAACCTTGATGGTATTCCTCTAACAGAAATCAATAAGGTCCACACTAGCATCTCCTGCCCATGGTTGGATACCTACATGCTGCACATTGATCATGTTGCAACTAATGGTATTCGTGGCGGCGGCACAGATGTGTATGCTTCTCAGAATGTCCAGTTTGAAACCATCACACCTACTGTGTCTACGATGGTCTTACCTGACACTCAGATTAGTGCTCGCTTGAATACTACCACTGCTACATCTGTCGGAGACGGATCTACTGTGGTTGATCAAAACTCTTTCATCAACAACGGCACTTATGTGGACATTGTGTTGAATGAGCAAAACCAGTTTACTGCTCCTCAGATGGTTGCATCTAAGATCAACGAGCAAAACAAACTGGATGGTAACAAGTCTCTTACCATGTCGATCATGCTTGAGACTGACAGGACAAACCTTTCTCCTGCTATTGACCTTGACCGTGTGTCACTGATTACAACATCTAACCGCGTGAATATGTGGCCAGGTGGACAATCAACTTATGGTCAGCAATCTCAGATTGATAGAGATCAAGATGTTTCTACTCTTGCTATCGGTGATCAAAATGATGCTGTCTATATTACACGTCTCGCCCGCTTGGGTAGAGAAGCACGCTCACTGAAGATTGACTTCCAAGTCACCCGTCACCCTGCTACCGAGCTTCGTATTTACTACAAGGCATTCAAGGTTGGCGACGCGACCGATCCTAATACTATTGGTTGGACACAAATGGGTCTACCCACTTCTAACCAAAACTTGGGTGAAGCATATGACACGACTCCTACAGAAGAGTATCTCTGGAAGGATTATACATATGAAGCAAGGGGACTTAACTTCAACGCCTTCCAAGTGAAGATCGTGATGAGATCTAAGAATCAGGCTCGAGTACCACTTATAGCTGACTTAAGGTCTATTGCTCTTGCAACCTAACACGGTTGATTATAATAATTATTCTTTGATATGTCAAGCGAAGATTACATCAAACCCTTCAAAGAAGACCTAATCCCTGTCGAGGGCAGGGAAGGTTGGTTTCGAGATCCTGACAGTAATGCAATCGTAAATTGCAATCAGTCGGAGTATGACAATTATATGGCAGCATATAAGCGTCGCGAAGCTAAAGAAAAGAAGATGACCACTTTACAAGATGAGGTATCTGAGTTAAAATCAGATATAGGTGAAATCAAAAACTTACTTAAATCATTACTACACGGAGACAACAATGCCAGCTGATGTGACTGAAACTGCATCTCAAGAAGAGCTTCTTGAGCAATTCAAAACTCGTTATCAGAATCTCTTGAAAGAGAATCGCGAGTTGTCAGAAAAAATTAAGAGTAACGAGGCAACTGCTCTTAAACTTCTCGGTGCTATTGAGACTCTGGAATATCTCAATCCACCTGCTGCCGAAGAAGAAATCGAGCCTCGACCAGATGGGACTATCGATCCCGACGATCTGGATAAGACTTGACCCCTTGCCCCCGTTAAGGGGGTTTTTTCGTGACATAAATAAGTCAGACAGACTAACTGTTGTGCTAGGATCCTTTTAAGCAATGGCAAATAGAATTCAATTAAGACGTGACGGTGCTCAGCAGTGGGCAAACGTCAACCCTATTCTCGCTCAAGGTGAGTTAGGTATCGAAATTGATACTTCGCGTATCAAGATCGGTGATGGCGTCACCGCATGGAACTCTCTGAAGTATGAGAGACCGATCGAGACCGAATCAAACACCGCTAACACGTTGGTGAAACGTGATGCTGACGGTAACTTTGAGGCGGGTGCGATTACTGCTTCGTTGGTGGGTAACGCTGCCACGGCAACACGACTGGCAAACGCAAGACAGATCGCTCTGGGTGGCGACATGTCTGGTGCAGGTACTTTTGATGGATCCTCTAACCTCACCATTACTGCCGAATTGAATTATGTGGTGGCACTTCCCCACTACGATGAGAATGACCTAGCAGCAACAGGACAGTATACCCGTATCACAGTTGACTCTCGTGGTCGTATTGTGGATGCTGATAACCCAACATCACTGGGTGCATTCGGTATTACTGACGCACAACCTTTGGATACTGATCTAACCTCACTTGCTAACATGGCAGGTTTTGGTCTTATCTCTAGACAGTCTGAAGGCACACTGGTCAACCGCAGTATTACTGGTGGTAGTGGTCGTATCATTGTACAGAATGGTAACGCTCAGTCTTCCAACCCATTTATTGACTTAGCAGATACCACAGTTGTGGTGGGTAAGTATAATACCCTCAACTCAATGGATCCTCTGGTCAATCCTTTGATCAGTGCTACAACTGGTGAGCAGACTGTTAACACTGTCAACATTCAAGTTGACAGATATGGTCGTTTAGTTTATGCTAATACTTCCCCTATCGCTACAGCAACGGAGGGCGCGAAGTCTGGCACATCTTTCACCACTTACGATAACGCTACTGTCTATCCTAGATTTTCAAAGGTTATTGCTTCTAACGGTCGCTGCTACCAAGCGGCTATTAGGGATATCCCTGCAGGACTCGGAGAGCCATCACATAACATCCAAAATGGTGATGCAGACGATCAAGGTGGATGGAGAGATCTGGGTACTGATGGCATCGAGCAAAAAGGTCTGGCGAGTTTCGACCAAGAAGACTTCGATGTAGATGCTAACGGTCATGTAACAATCGCTGCAAACGCTATTGAGAATTCTCAACTACAATCGTTGGGTCGTCTCATGTTTACTGACCAAAATGCTACGGAGACTTTTGAGCTTGACCCCGAAAGGACAACTGATAATGCTTATCATGGCATTACCAAGCTTAATCACATTAACATTAACAACAGAACTGGCGGTAGCGTATTCCGTATCGTTGGTTACGATACTTCTGAATATCCTTTCCAACCTGGCATTCTGGATCAGGGCAATTCCTATCCTGCTGTTAATGCTGACGACGCTAACGGTAACGGTAGTGCCACCAGTGGATCATCTCTCACTGGCGCTGTTGACATTAACCTCGACACTACCATCGCTGGTAACATTACTCTTGATGTTACAAAAGCCGACCAGTTTATTAAGCGAACGTCGGGTAATCTAGAGATTGCTCTAGAAGTTAATGAAGCGAATAATCGCTCTATGGACATCAACGTCACCAATGCTGGTGGTGGAGATGCGACTTTCAACCTGACTGCTGATCAGGACATCACAATCAACGTGACTGATGTTGACCACAGAGTCAACATTGAGGACTTCCATATTCAGGATAACGTCCTCTCAACTACAAACTCCACGATGATCCTTGATCCCAATGATGACGATGATGCCACTGGCGTCGTCAGAGTCCGTGGTGATCTTACTGTTGATGGCACAACCACAACAGTTAACTCAACTGTGGTGACTATCCAAGACCCCATCATGACGCTGGGTGGTGAGGATACTCTTACAACAGATGACAATAAGGACCGTGGTATCGAATTTAGATACTATGATAGCCAAGAGAGATTTGGTTTCTATGGGTGGGACGAAGATTACGCGGACGCTAACATATGGTCTGGCACTGGCGGGTATCGCTTCCTCTACAACGCGACTAACTCAAGCGAAGTTTATTCTGGCACTGACGCTCCTATCATTGCTGGTAACCTCCGACTAACTACAAATACTTCTTCTACTTGGAAGACACCTACAACTGGCACCTTGGTGGTGACTGGTGGCACAGGTATCTCTGAGAATCTTAACGTCGGTGGCACGACTCACCTGAATGGTAACGTTGAGATTGATGGCACAGTTGACATCGATGCCAACTTCGCTGTTAGAAACAATACTACTGACAAGTTTACTATCGAGAGTGCAACTGGTAACACAGTTATCGAAGGCACACTAGATATCCAACTTGAAACAGAGATTACAGATAACCTGATTATCTCTGCAGATAATAAAGAATTCATTATCCGCACTGCTGGTAATGTCAATAAGTTTACTGTTGATACTGATAACGGTAACACTGAAATTCAGGGCACAGTCCACGTCATCAATGCCGTTGACTTCGATTCAACTCTTAACGTTGATGACGATGTTACATTCAACGCCAACTTTGATCTGGATGGCACTGCGCTCTTCCATAACGATATTACTCTTGATACCACTGGTAAGTATTTCACTATTACCAATGGCAGTAGTCAAACATTCCGAGTCCTAAGCACTAATGGAAACACTGACATCGAAGGTAGTCTTAATGTTGGTGGTGTCAACACTTTTGAGCGCACTAACAATATCACTGTTGCTACGACTGACTCAGACATCACTCTGAGCAGCGGCGGCAATGCCACCTTTGCTGGTGGTGTCAACATGGATAAGGATCTCCGTGTTGGTGGTGACATCTATCTGGCAGACCGTCTGGTCGTCAAAGATGCTGGCACAGCACGCACACGTCCTTCTCTGCTCAACAACGTTGATGTCTTGTATCGCACCTATATGGGTGGTGGCACAGCACACAACGCATCCTTTGCAGATGATGCTGATGCTCAGTTGAGAGTTGCTGGTGGTGTTGGTATTGTCCAAGACCTGCATGTTGGCGATGACTTCTACATTGGCAAGGTCAACACTAACGACAACGTTGAATTCTCTGTCCTTGGCGAATCTGGTTTCACAACCATCGGTCGTGTGGGTCAGGGTAACGCTACTGATGGTGCTATCGTTGTCCACGGTTACGCTACATTCAACGAGAGATTTACAATCAATGGTCCTCTGACCACGATTGGTGATTCTGCTACTGATGTGTTGACAGTCAACGCTGTCTCTACATTCACCGATAACGTTACTATCAATGGTGACTTCGACATCGATGGCAATGCCATTATCGAAGGTAACTTGACAGTTAACGGAGTTACGACTACAGTAAATAGCACAGTAATGACGCTGGATGATCCTGTCATTACTTTAGGTGGGGACACTGCTCCTACCCAGTCGGATGCTAAAGATCGTGGTATCGAATTCCGATACTACGATTCGACTGCCCGTGTTGGTTTCTTCGGTTGGGATAACTCCGCTTCGCGTTACGCTCTTTACCATAATGCAACCAACTCTAGTGAAGCATTCAGCGGCACAAGATCGGGTCTTGACGCTGGCTCACTTAAATTATTTGATACAACAAATGCAACCAACTCTTCTTCTGGTACTCTCATCGTTGGCGGTGGCGCTGGTATCGGTCTTGATCTTTATGTTGGGGACGATCTTATCGTTACCGACAATGGCTCCTTCGGGGGTAACGTTGGGATCACTGGCACATTGGATGTTGCCGATGACTTCGCAGTTGCCTCTACATTTACTGTAGATGCACAGACTGGTAATACATTTGCTAATGGCACATTTACTGTCAACGGCAACTCTATAATTGGTAACCAGTCCTCTGACTCCCACACAGTAAACGGCACAGTCCAGTTTAACGAAGCAGTTACTGGTGCTGCAAGATTCAACATTCGCGATCTTAAGATCGGCACAGATGCTGCTAACGAGATTGGCACTACTTCTGGTAACCTGATTCTCGATTCTGCTGGTGGCACTGTCAACATCACAGATAATGCTGACGTAGACGGTAACCTCAATGTTGATGGCAATACACAGATTGATGGCACGCTCACGGTCGATGGCAACGCAACTATCGGTAATGCTGCTGGGGATGCTCACAGCGTCACGGGTACTGTCCAATTCAACCAAGCGATTACTTCCACCGACATCACGGCGGATAACATCAAGATCGGCGTTGATGGTGCGACCGAAATCTCCACCACAGCGGGAGATCTAATTCTCGATTCTGCTGAAGGTAAAGTCCACATCACAGATAATGCTGAGATTGATGGAGCACTTACAGTTGATGGAAACACTCAACTTGGTGACTCTTCTGGCGACACTCTGACAGTTAACGCTACATCTACATTTAATGCTGCAATCACCTCCACAGACATCACTGCTGACTCTGTAAGAATTGGTGTTGCTGCTTCTAACGAGATTGATACCTCCGCTGGTAACCTTGTCCTTGACTCTGCTGGTGGCACAGTCAACATTACTGACGATGCTACAGTCAGCGGCACTCTGGTAGTTAGCAATCAGGCAACTATCAATGATACTCTGCTTGTAGATGCTACCAATGAAAACTTTGTCATCAGATCTTCTCTGGTTGATAGATTCACTGTTGATACTGACAATGGTAACACCTTCATTGCTGGCACAACTCAGATCGAAGGTCTGACAACCATCAATGATAATCTTGACCTCAACGGTAACATCGATGTATCTGGCACGTCTCAGTTTGGTGGTCGTGCAGAATTCAACGGCATCGTTGATATTGATAATAATTTTGCAGTCCGCTCTGGCACTACTGATAAGTTTACTATTGAGAATGCCTCTGGTAATTTCTCCACTGCTGGTAACGGTAGTATCACAGGCACTCTGGCAGTTACAAACACTGCTGCCTTTGCTGAGAAGGTCACACTCAGTGCTAATGAAACCGCTAACCGTCTAACTGCTAACGCAGCATTGATGGTCCCCAACGGTGGTATCGCAGTTTATGAAGATTCTTACTTCGGTGAGGATGTATTCATCGGACCTGACCAGAATGAAACCATCACCCTCTTCGGTGCTACAGGTAATATCACTGCAGATGGCACAATCACCTCTGCCACAATGGTTGCTACTACAGCAAACATTGCTACCGTCAACACGACTTCTAACGTCAACGTTGGTGGATCGATTCTTGTTAACACTAACAAGTTTATTGTCCAAGGATCTACAGGTAACGTTACTGTTGCTGGCACCCTAGATGTTGCAGGCAGGACTATCATCGATGATACCCTGAATGTTACTCAGAATGTTGACTTCGATGCTGACTTGAATGTTGATGGTAATCAGCAACTGGACGGCACACTGACTGTTGACAGCACCTCACTGTTTAAGGACAGCATGGTCCTCCGTGGTGCTACTAAGACACTCAAGTTGCAGAATGGTAGCGGCACTGACAAGATCACCCTGCACTCCACATCTGGTAATGCAGAGATCACAGGCACCTCTACTCTGGGCACTCTGGCAGTCACCAACAACACCACTATCGGTGGCACACTAGGCGTTACAGGACAGATCACTGGTGATATTACTGGTGACCTGACAGGTACTGCAGACAAGGCAAATCTGGTTGATGTTACTGAAACTGGATCTTCTAACCTTACTTACTATCCTGTCTTTGTTTCTGCTAACACAGGTCACACTGAAATCAGGACTGACTCTCAGCAACTCCAGTACAATCCATACGAAAACAGACTTACTGTTACTAACTTCAGATCAACCACTGACTTTGAAGTCCAAGGTAACTTGAATGTTACTGGTGCTTTGACATTCATGCAGTCACAGGTTGGTAGTATTGCTAACCATGATACTGACGCTCTGTCAGAAGGCACTACTAATCTCTACTTCACTAACGAGAGAGTTGATGATCGTGTTGCTGCACTAATCGATGGCGGCACAGGTATTTCGGCAACGTATAATGATGCTGGTAACCTTCTGTCTCTTGCTGTTGACTTCGGTGAGATCAACACTGACAATCTGACTGAGGGCAGCACCAATAGATTCCATACTCAAGCGAGGGTCAGAAATGCGTTTACTTATGGCACTGGTATACAGCACGACGGCAGTGGCGGTCTTTCAGTTACTCAGTCGGATATCAATACTGATAACGTCACAGAAGGATCAACCAACATCTTCTTTACTAACGCCCGCACTCGTGGTGCATTGTCTGTTAGTGGCGACCTCGGTTACAATGCTTCTACTGGTGTCTTCTCCTTCACCGAGCGCACTGATGCTGAGGTAAATGGACTTGCTGATGCTCGTATTGCACTGAATGTTGGCACAAACCTTGACCTGAGCAATCAGGATACTGGTGACCTTGCAGAGGGCACAAACCTCTACTACACCAACGCTCGTGCTGATGCTCGCATTGCACTTCAAGTTGGTGCAAACCTTGATATTAGCAACCAGTCCACAAGCGACCTGTCTGAGGGCACTAACCTCTACTTTACTAACGCTCGTGCTGATGCTAGAGCAGATGCAAGAATTGCTGCTTCAGATACGAATAATCTTAGTGAAGGATCTAATAACCTTTACTACACCGATGCTCGTGCTGACGCTCGTATTGCTAATGCTGCAGGTAACTATGCAACTGCTGCACAAGGCACGCTGGCAGATTCCGCTACACAACCAGGAGATCTGGCAACTGTAGCAACCAGCGGATCTTACAATGATCTGTCTAACTTGCCTACGCTCTTCTCTGGAGCATATGCTGACCTGACTGGTAAACCTACATTATTCTCTGGTGCTTATGCTGACCTGACTGGCAAACCTACATTGGGCACTGCCGCTGCTACTGACAGCACTGCATATGCAACTGCTGCACAAGGCACACAGGCAAACACCAATGATACTGACATTGATGATCTCTACACCGCTCTCAATGCGATCGGTAATGATGCTTCTATCACCAATATGACTCAACTCAAGGCTGCTCTTGCCGCTCTCACTCGCTGATAACTAATGGCTAAACCTACTTCTAAAGCAGAATTAAAGGAGTACTGCCTCCGTAGACTGGGTAAACCAGTCTTGGAGATCAATGTCTCCGATGATCAGATCGATGATGCTATCGATTATACCCTGCAGAAATTCCAACAGTTTCACTACGATGGATGTGAAAAGGTTTATCTGAAGCATCAACTTACTCAGGATGATATTGACAGAGCAAAGCTCGTCACTAACACAACTGGTGATGGTGCTAACGCATCTATTTGGTCGGAGTATCGCAGCTACATTGAGATTCCTGAGCACATTCTTTCTGTTGAAGGTCTCTTCGGTTTTACCGACAAGGGCACCAGAAACATGTTTGATATTCGTTATCAGATGAGACTGAATGATTTGTATGACTTTACGTCTACACAGTTTTATCATTACTATATGATCCAGCAACATCTGGAAACGATTGACTTCTTGCTGGAAGGTATGAAACCAGTTAGATATAGTGCTGTCCAAGACAGACTTTATATTGACTTTGACTGGAAGGCAGATGCTCTGGTTGATCAGTATATTGTTATCAAAGCATATCGTGCTCTGGACCCTGACACATGGACAGAGATTTACGACCAGATGTGGGTCAAAGATTATGCCTCTGCTAAAATTAAAAAGCAATGGGGCACAAACCTCACCAAGTTTACTGGAGTCCAAATGCCAGGTGGCGTGACTCTGAATGGTGAGATGATTTATAACGATGCTGTAGATGAGCTCAAGAATCTAGAAGAGCAACTACGCACCGAATGGGAATTACCACCACTAGACATGATCGGCTGATATGGCAACTAACTCCTACTTTACACAAGGCACAACTGGGGAGCAGGATCTCACAGAGAATCTTGTCATCGAGCAGATCAAGATGTTCGGTAAAGATGTGTACTATATCCCGAGGACGTTGGTCAATGAGGATACTGTTTTTGGAGAGGATAATCTATCAGCATTCAATGGCGCTCATCTTATTGAGGCGTACATCGAAGACGCGAATGGCTTCCGTGGTGATGGAGACATGTTTAGTAAATTCGGAGTCAGAATCTCCGACCAAGTAACGTTTATTATTTCACGGAAAAGGTTTACTGAAGAAGTAGACGACAACGCACAACTTATAGTAGAAGGACGACCAAATGAAGGTGACCTCGTATATTTCCCCCTTGCTAACAAAACTTTTGAAATCCAATTCGTTGAGCACGAAGTACCCTTCTATCAGCTCGGAAAGATTCATGTCTGGGGTTTACGTTGTGAGCTCTTTGAGTACTCTGACGAAGACTTCAATACAGGAGTCGCAGAGGTCGATGCTATCGAGCTCAACTTTGCCAACGCTATCACCGTCACCCTCGCTTCGGGTGGGTCAGGAGACTTTACCGTTGGTGAGACTGTTACGGGCGGTACCACCAACACTACTGCTGATGTGAAGTCTTGGGATTCTGCAACTGGTAGACTCGTTGTTATCAACAGGTCTGGCAGATTTACTATCCCTGAGACTATTACTGGCAATACCTCCAGTGCATCTTGGACGAGTGCAAATTACAACACCCTAAATAATGTGAATACTTCTGACACAATCGATACCAACTGGACCATCGAAACACAGGCAGATGGAATCATCGACTTCACTGAGGGTAATCCCTTTGGTGAGTTTGGTAACTCTGGAGGCACTCTGTAATGCTAGGCACTTACACATATCACGAAATTATTAGAAAGACAGTTGTCGGATTCGGCACACTGTTTAATAACATCGAGCTTCGTCGCACAAAGGGATCGAAGACTGAAGTTATGAAGGTGCCTCTGGCATACGGTCCCAAGCAGAAATTCTTGGCACGTCTCCGCCAAGTCGGTGATCTGACTACACAAGATCAGGCACAGATCACACTTCCTAGAATCTCCTTTGAGATTCAGGGTATCTCGTATGATCCTACTAGGAAGTTGTCTCCCATCTCTGCTATCAGAAACACTAAGTCTGATGGTAACGAGGCAAAGTCTTTCATGCCTGTGCCATATAACGTGAATTTTGAATTGGCAATTCTGGCAAAGAATCAGGATGACTCTCTACAAATTCTGGAGCAGATTCTTCCTTATTTCCAACCCAGTTTTAATCTCACCATGAATCTGATTCCAGATCTGGGTGAGAAGAGAGACTACCCAGTGACCCTTACGTCAGTGGATTACAGTGATGAATATGAGGGTGACTATGACACACGTCGCACACTTGTATATACGCTGCAATTCGTTGCTAAGACCTACCTGTACGGTCCTGTAAACGACGCAACAGGCGAAGTCATCAAGAAAGTCCAAGTGGACTATTCAACCGAGGTAGATCGCACAGCACCTCGCGAAGTGCGCTACACGGTCCAACCAGATCCTCTTACTGCGGATCCTACAGACGATTTCGGATTCAACGAGTTTACATCAGTCTTCGTTGATTCTAAAGATTATAACCCAGTCACAGGACAAGATGAATAATTTTGAAGGTATCGAAGACGCTCTTGATGTTGCTAGTGATATCGTCCCAGCATCAAAACCTGCACCTCCAGTGCCAGTAGAAGAGTTTGCTTCCACAAAGGAGCAACTCAAGAAAGATTATGAATACACAAGAGGCAACCTATACTCTCTCATTGAGAAAGGACAGGAAGCAGTTGACGGTATCCTTGATCTTGCTCAACAGTCTGATCAACCAAGAGCATTTGAAGTTGCTGGTCAGTTGATCAAACACGTTGGTGATGTAGCAGACAAACTCGTAGATCTTCAAAAGAAAGTTAACGAGATTGAAAATCCCAAAAAGTCCAAAGAAGTTAATACCACAAACAATACTATGTTTGTAGGTAGCACAGCAGATCTCGCTAAGTTTCTAAAACAACAACGCGATAAATAGTAATCGTAGGAGTACGTATTAACAATGTCAGTATTAAATGTCCTTGACACCCAAACTATTTCAGGAAGTGGCACTGGCTACGTCGTAGTGAAATCGGGTGTTGTCCGCTGCTATGCAGCATCCGCGTCTTCGATTCAATTTGACGCTGGTCCTGCGATCACTTTGGCAGCAGGTGAAGCATTGCTCCTCTCCGTGGGTAAAGCAAAGAATGCATCTATCAGTGCAGGCACAAACGCTGCTACTAGCGTGTTGACCGTATTGGGTGGTGGCACCCCCGCACACAGGTTTGTCGTTGGCGATTATATTCAGACCGCTGCAAATGGAGACACCGCTTTTACGAGTGATTTTGTTTCTGCAGCATCTGCTGGTAAGAAGGTAACTGCTGTTTCCGATACCACTATCACCACCGATATTGATGCGTCTGGTGCAGGAGGTAACTATGCATTATCTGAAGCCGATGTCATTGCTGGGACCGTCCCAGTATTGCAGCGAGCAGTCAAACTCACCGCTGGATCTGCCGACGTTGTTGTCGAGCAAGTCCAAGTCGTCGGAGGATGACGAATGCCAGCAGTCTCAAGAGCCCAACAAAGATTCTTCGGGATGGTTAGAGCGGCTCAAAAGGGGGATCTCAAATCGCCGTCGCCACAGGTTCAAAGAACTGCTGCCAGCATAAAGAAAAAGGATGCTAAGGATTTTGCATCCACCAAACATAAAGGTTTACCAGAGAAAAAAATGAAATCTTTTTCCGAAATGCAACACATCCCTGAAGAGGGATATGATCACTGGCGTGATAAGCAACTTGAGAAGTATGGCTCAGGTTATAGATCTGCAGGTAGTCGCCGCAGTGTTGCAAGGTCTGGTGGGACGCAACCAAAACCCATGCCTAAGAAGAAAGAGGGTGGTGACTCTGCTCTTGACTATGTGAAGAAGTCCATCGAAGCAAAGTATGGCAAGGGTGCCATCATGGATACTTCTAAGAAAAAGAATGAAGAGGTTGTAACTGAGAAGAAGAAAGGTCTCTGGGACAACATTCACGCTAAGAGAAAGCGTGGTGAGAAACCTGCTAAGCCTGGTGATAAAGATTATCCTAAGACTCTCAACGTCGAAGGTTATGATAAACCAGACGAGAAGTTGAAGACTGATCGGGATATGTTTAACATCCCTAAGGAAAAGCAGAATGCTGCAAAGGAGCGTCTTCTCGCTAAAGCAAAAGCAAAGCGTGCAAAACTGAAAGAAGATGTTTGGGATCAGGTTGACATCTTTGCAGAGATGAATGACTGGGAGATCTCACTCCTTAATGATACTATTATCGAAGATATCATTACTGATGTCTTCATCGAAGAATTACAAGAAGGTAGAGATATTGATAGCGTCACAGATATGCTCTGTGAGTCTGTTGATTACTCTCTTAATCTCTTGACAGAAGTATCAGATAAGTATTATGATAGTGCTGTTGCTTCTTCTAAAGCAGCAAGCAGGACTCCTGAAGTAAAGGCTGCTAACCGCAGACAAAAACTTGAAAAGGTTAAGAGTGCTGCTAAGAAGGTTGGATCTGCACTGAAGTCTGGTCTTAAGACTGGCGCTAAACTTGCACGCAAAGGTGCTGTTAAGGGTGCTGAAGTTGCTGGTAAGGCAGCAGGTCACGCGAAAAATCTCGCGAAAGACATGGGTAGTGCCGCTAAGAAAGGTTACCAGTCCACTCAAAAGGACTCATCTTCTAGCGACTCTGATTCCTCCTCTTCTTCTTCCTCATCTTCATCCTCCTCTTCTTCTAGCGAGTCCAAGCCTAAGAAGCCTGGTCTGCTCAGCAGAATTGGTAGCAAACTGAAGCGTGGTATCAAGAAGGCAGTTGGTGCTGGTGCAAGAGCTCTCTCCCGTGGCGCACGCAATGTTGCACGCCGTCTGGGTGAAGAGACTCTCCTAGAGAAAGGAATGTCCGAGAAGGATATGGATTCTGCTCTTAAGGGTCACAAGTACAGTAAGAAGCAACTCATGGACATGAGTAAGAAGTCTACTAAAGAAGGTAGACACGGTGAAGCACAGTCCATGTATAAGGCTGCCCGTGCCATGAAGGAAGACACCATCAATGAGCGTGGTGATTTCTGGCATCCTGATCCTGAGAAGGATCGTAAACTGGGTGGTCCTGGCGCTAACCAGCGTGCTCGTGAAGATCGTGCTGCTGCATCTAAACCTGCTGCTAAGAAGGAAGATCCTAAGAAACTGCGTAAGGGTGAGTCCTACATGGACTATGCCAAGCGTCAGCCAGGTTACAAAGCACCCGCTAAGAAAGAAGGTTTGCGTGACAAGATCAAGCGTAAGCTTGGTTTGAAGAGAGAGGAAGTCGAAGTCCTTTCTTTCAATGCATATCTCTCAGAGGGTAACCGCACTGGTCGTATGATGCAGAAGTCCAAGACTCAGGTCACTGGACACATCTCTGCTGACAGGGGGTCCGACGAAAAAAAGAATCGTGAGGGTCGTAAGTCTCTAGAGAAGGATCTCAAGAAGCATGGCATCGGTCACAAGAAAGGTGTCGGTGAGTATAAGTATGACAGTGGAGAAACTGGCCGAGAAGTTTCCTATCAGACTTCAAAACCTGATAAGATGTCAAAACGCCGTTTCGGAAAGGTCATGCGTCGCATGGGACGCAAGCACGGGCAAGAATCCGTGATCACTAAAGACAAAGACAAACCTGCAAAATTGCATTATACTGAGAAAGGTAGTAAAGCAAAATCCGATAGTATCGGAAAGACTAAGGCAGGTAAGCATCCCGAAGGTTATGGTGAAACTTCTGGCACCAAAGTCAGAGGTGGTAAGCTTCCCAAGAAAACTAACAAATCATCTTATCATTATGGCTGAAGAAAAACGCAAGTGTAAGTATTGTGGCATCACTGCCCCTCTTGGGCATCACCGTCCTACCACATGGATGGAGAAGCACGAGTTGAATTGTGCCAGAAACCCTAAGAATAAAGAAGAATGAAATCCTTTTCCCAATTCGTAGCAGAGCAAGACAACGTAGATGAAGCCGTTGGTCTAGCAATCGCGAGAGCGATTGATAAGACTAATCCCCCATTGGGTAGACCTTCTAGACGTAGAGATCTTTCTCATGCTCTGAAGATGAGGGAGGTGCTTAAAGGTGCCAAGAAGAGGAAGGATGATAAGAAAAAATCTCCTGTTAATTTCATGCAGGATAAGAAAGAAACAAATGAAGACTGGCAGAAAAAGTCAGGCAAAAACCCTGAAGGCGGATTAAATGAAAAAGGTAGAAAGTCGTATGAGCGTGAAAACCCAGGAAGCGATCTTAAGGCACCTTCAAAAAAAGTTGGGAACCCTCGTAGAGCGAGCTTTTGTGCGCGAATGAAAGGGATGAAGAGGAAACTCACATCTAAGAAGACAGCGAGCGATCCTGATAGTAGAATTAACAAATCACTTAGAGCTTGGAATTGTTGAGGTATTAGATTATGTCAAACGATAAGGAGTTCTCTGACTTTAAGTTGGAGAGGAAGGAGTGTGAGAAGTGTGGTGCAACTTGGATTAACGGACAACATGTCTGGAGGGGCACAGGTGCTCAGACAAAGGACAGTGAGTTAGATCTTGCTGGTCTAGTCTGCAATAAACTTGGCAATCATCAGTGCATCAATCCTAAGAAAGGAGAGGATGGTGGACAGACTTGGGAGTATCGTGCTGGATATATTGATGGTCTGATTAGAGGTAAAACAGACACTATGAAAGAGTTAGGAAAGCTTGACAATTCATAGTATTACTACCTAAAAACGTAGCTATATAAGGCAGTTAGTAACAAGGTATGAAGTTTCTAATTGCTTTTTTCGCTTCAATTTTTCTCGCTGCTCCAGCGTTTGCCGTCGATGTCCAAATGGGATACGACGGTAATCTTGTATTTGAGCCTGCCGAGGTTACAATCTCCGCTGGAGAATCAGTCCATTTCGTCAACAACATGTTGCCACCTCACAACGTTATTGTAGAGGATCATCCTGAATTGGGTCATGAAGCCCTTGCAATGATGCCTGGTGAGGAGTTTGATGTTGCATTTCCTGAAGCAGGGGTGTATACTTATTGGTGCGGTCCCCATAAAGGGGCTGGTATGATAGGCACTGTAACCGTTGAATAATGAAAATCTTTTTAGATACTGCTGATGTCTCTGAAATTAAAAAGGCATACAGCACAGGTTTGATTGATGGAGTAACAACAAACCCGACACTGATTTTGAGATCGGGGGATACACTTTATAATGTAGCATCAAGACTACTTAAAGAATGTCCAGACTTTATCAGCGTCTCCACGGAGGTGGTTGCAGAGACAGCTGACGAAATGATTGAGCAAGCAAAAACTTATTTTCCACTAGGTGATGCAGTTACAATCAAAGTCCCTTGCACTGTTGAGGGACTGAAAGCATGTAAGATCCTTTCGGATCAAGGCGTCAAGGTCAATGTAACTCTCATCTTCTCAGTGGCACAAGCATTGTTGGCAGCAAAGGCAGGGGCAGCATATGTCTCTCCCTTTGTTGGTCGCTGCAATGACAACTCATTTAGTGGAGTTGAGTTGGTCCGTGCAATCGCTAATGCATTTAGTGTGCAGATGATGACCACTGAAATCCTCGCAGCATCACTGCGAGATGTCCATCACGTTTCTCGCTGCTACACATATGGTGCGAGTGTTGTGACTATGCCACCTAAGGTATTCTGGAAAATGTATGATCATGTGTTGACTAGAGAGGGACTTGATCTTTTCCAAAAAGATTGGGAATCTGCTAATGCAAACACTTAATAAATTCGCAATCGCGATAAGTATCGGTATCCTTGACTTCCTTTATGAAGGTAGGGATTACCAACGTTTCTGGGTGCTTGAGGAAATTGCTCGCGCACCCTATTTTGCTTTCCTAAGTGTGTTACATCTTCGTGAAAGCATGGGACTTCGTGGTCCTGACCATCTATATTTGATGAAGCAGCACTTCGAGCAGAGCGTCAATGAAACTGAGCATCTGGAGTATATGGAAAGTCGGCACGGTAATCGTTATTGGATCGATCGCTTTGTTGCCCGACACCTCGTACTCCTATATTATTGGATCAACGTGGCTTATTACTGGTTGGCTCCTCGCGCTGCATACCATCTGTCATATGAAATAGAAATCCATGCGGCAACTACATACGGTAAGTATATTGCAAAGAATGGGAAGGATGAAAAGATCCTTGAGATCTTAAATGATGAATTGCACCACTCAACAGAATTGAAAGAAGCTATGGAGATGATTAAATGAAAGTAGGACTTATCGGTCTCGGACGTATGGGCGAGGGTATGTCTCGCCGTATGATGGCAGCAGGTCATGAAGTCTGGGGATATCGTCGCAACCTAAAGAAAGCAGAAGAGGCATACGAAAAAGGGTATGTCAGTGGCATCGCTTATGGACTGCAGCAACTGTCTGAAGTAGTGCATAGAGGGACTTCCATTTATGGAGAGAAGTCTGGAGAAACTGTCTATAAACCAGCAGTTTTTATGATGGTTATTCCAGCAGAATTAGTCGAGGACACACTCAATGAGTTACTACAGTTTTGTAACGAGGGAGATATTATTGTTGATCATGGCAATAGTAATTTTAAGGATAGCAGGAGGAGGGCAGAGAAACTTGCTAAACTGGGTATCCAATACATTGACTGTGGCACTAGCGGTGGTGTTTACGGTTTGGAGCGTGGATACTGTCTTATGGTTGGTGGTACAGATACTGCAGTATCCGTCTGCTCTCCACTCTTTAATGCACTCGCACCAGGAATTGCTGCTGCCCCACGCACCCGCGATGGCGACTTCGTTAGGCAGTCTGAGTTAGGATGGTTGAGATGTGGTGGTCCTGGTGCAGGACACTTCACTAAGATGGTCCACAATGGTGTTGAATATGGCATTATGCAAGCATATGCAGAGGGTTTTAATATCCTTAAAGAGGCTAATGCAGGAAGAGCTTATGTTGCTGAGGGTGATGCCGAGGTGGCTCCCATGGAATGCCCCGAGGATTATTGCTACGACATTGATGTACCTGAGGTTGCTGAGCTATGGCGTCGCGGTAGCGTGGTTGGGTCTTGGTTACTTGATCTTAGTGCGGATGTATTATACGGCAATGGTGAGCTTGATAAGTTTGACGGCGGTGTCTCCGATAGTGGGGAAGGTCGTTGGACTGTGCATACCGCTGTGGACCTTGGCGTACCCGCCCCTGTATTATCTGCAGCGTTATATGAAAGATTCACTTCCCGTGGTCTAGGGAAGTATGCAAATAAAATCCTTAACGGGATGCGTTACATGTTTGGAGGACACAACGTACGATGAAACAAACTGAGTCAAATACTCAACTTCTAGAGAGGTTTGAAAAAAGAATCAAACAACTCTCAGAAGAGCAAGGCAAACTTGATGTTGCCTACCAACGGTGGTTGGAATTGGATGTGATGCTGAATCGTCTGGAAGGATCGAAGCAAGCGATTGAATATCTGGAGTATGGTAGACTCCCTAATGATGGTCAGCACACTGGCATGGAGGATCATGCACCTAGGTGACTTCTTACTTTGGATCTCAATACCCTTTGTATGTGCCACCATCACATTTGGAAGACTTAAAGGTGAAAATGACTATTACGAAACTGACAAATATGACGGAAACGGCACCGCTCACTAGGGGCATTGTTATCTTCGGAGCAACGGGAGACCTATGCAAGAAGAAACTAATCCCCGCACTATACAAACTCTGGCAGAAGGAATTGCTGCCAGAGAATTTTCTTATCACTGGAAGTGCTAGGAGAGAGCCTACTACACAGATGTGGAAGGAATCTCTTGGTGACTATCCAGATGATTTTTTACAGAATTTAGACTACCAATGTGCTGATCTGGAGAATGTAGAGTCTCTTAGGAATCTCCCAGCATACATTGATGACATGACATATTTCCTCTCAGTCCCACCTGAGAGATATGCTGCAGCAATTCAAAATCTAAAGGAGGCAGGTTGCCTTGAAGACCCAGAAAGATCCCGTGTGGTTGTGGAGAAACCCTTTGGGCACGATTATAAATCTGCTCATCATCTACAGTCAGTGGTGGAGCGACATCTACGCGAAAAACAAATTTATCGCATTGACCATTATCTCGGTAAAGATACTGTTAATAACATTATCACCACTCGCTTTGGTAATATTCTACTGGAGCCGCTATGGAATAGGGACTATGTAGAAGAGATTCAGATCTTTGCATCCGAGACAATCGGATGTGAGGGTAGATCACAATACTATGAAACCGCAGGTGCAGTAAGGGACATGCTGCAAAACCATATCCTGCAAGTGTTGGCACTCATTGCCATGGAGCCACCTGTCAAAATGAATGCTAGGGAACTCAGACGTGAGAAGACAAAACTATTGTCCGCAACTAGACTTTCCACAGATGTTATCTTAGGTCAATATGAATCCTATAAATCTGAAGACGGTGTTGATCCTAGGAGTCACACTCCTACCTATTTTGCTGGCACTCTATTCATCGATAACTGGCGTTGGTCGGGAGTACCTTTTCGTGTCATGACAGGTAAGCAACTACCCTATGCATGTGTTGAGGTAGTTGTTAAACTCAAGACACCCACTATTCAACTGTACGAGGGGGAGCATGGAGATCGCATTGTCATTAGGCTTCAGCCTAATCCTCATCTGGATATTCGCATGGATATGAAAACGCCAGGTTTGACAAACTTAGTTGAGCACGCTACACTTACCTATGATTACCCTCAAGAGAGGGCGATTGATGGTTATGAAAAACTGCTCTACGACGCTATCGAAGGAGATCAAAGTCACTTTATCCATGCTGATGAGGTCATGGAGTCATGGCGCATCGTTGATGATCTTCTTTGCACTGGTGATTCTTGTCCTATTCGTACAACCCCTTATCTATATAAAGGAGGATGGGGTCCACAATACAAAGTAGATTTCATTACCAACTGGGATTATCCACAATGAGAAACGAAATTCTTACTGCTCTCAGGACAGACGCTGAGGGCAACATTCAAAAAGCAAGACTCAACATTGAGATCTATCTAAAAAATCCTGTAGGTATCGGTGAGCATCCCGATGTCCTCGGTGCTATTCAAGAGCAACTGGATATCATTGCCCACGAGCAAGAGCGCATTGATATGCTGCAGAAATACTTCTCATGAATTTCTTCCATGCTGCAGGACACTTCTCTGCTTGGGTCCTAAATACTTGGTGGACTATGGCAATTCTAGGATGGTCATTGGTCTTCGTGCCTATCATAGGTATGCATCTTGTCCACAAGTATGGGTGGGAGCATTGGCAACCCTTCACTAAAAAGCATGGAAAATGAAGAGAGTAGTTTCGGCTACGAGTGGACTATACAGGACATATATCTCCTGTACCACTGTGTATGCGAAACGATTAGGATGTGGCCAGGGGCACCTGCTCGACCAGCAGAAGAGCAGGAGCATCTGAGAATATTGAGAGACGAGCTATATAAGGGAGTATTAGACTACAAATTTCACCACATGGATGTTGATGAAAAATGAGTGCAAAACTTCTCCTATGTCTAGCACCTCTTGGTATAATTTTTATTATGATGAAACTTGCTGTTTGGTTGAGTGCCGTTAATGAGGAATCTAATTATGTCATTAGAGAACCTTTACGAAAGCGAGGACCCTTCGTGGCAAATCCATATGAGGATGTTGACCAAGAGGAAGAGGAATATGGAGATCGCACAGACTATAGATAAGGCACTCAAGGAGTGGTATGGTGAAAGGGGACTTGATGTGCCCGAGTGGAAGCAATGTAGAAATCCACAATGGTGGACTGACTACCTAAAAGAATTAGGAATAGATCCCCAAAATCCGTGAATTTATTTTTACGTCCATTAGAAGATTACAATGACCCCACTTGGAGCATAATTATCATGCTGATAATGCTCCTTGCTGGGGTATTATATGTTGTTGTCTATATACTAGGTATAGATGAGCGAGAATCACATGGGAGCCATGACACCCCCGAGCAGGAAGAGCTGCTACACATTCCGAGTGACGGAGATCAATCGTGTTCTTGACGGCGATACTATTGATGTCACCATTGATCTTGGGTTTGACTTATACAAGAAAGAAAGAGTTAGAGTTGCAGGCGTTGATACGCCAGAAAAAAGGACAAGGGATCTCGAAGAAAAGGAGTTAGGCATTGACGCAACCAACTGGCTCAAAGAAAAACTGGAAGGTGCCATTTCTGGTGACGATGACCTTGTTATTAGGACTGAACTTGTTGGCGGGGTTGGCAAATATGGGCGTCTTCTTGGCTGGTTATACATTGGGGATGCAGAGTTGTCCCTTAATGAAGCAATGATTGAAGAGGGATATGCTTGGGCATATGATGGAGGCACCAAACAAAAAGACTTTGAAGAATTGAGAGAGATCAGGAGGGCGCACGGAACGCTGGTGTGATGGATATAATTAAGTATGATCAGGTGATGGTGATTGATGACCTCTTCACATCAGAAGAGGTAGAGATGATGGATACATATTTCACTTACTTTGACGGGTGGCAACTTATCTTTGATGACAGTCCCGACGACAACCTTTCAACCTTCTCTTTGGGAAGAGCAATCGACCACCCCAACTATGGGGAGTTTGATTATTTCTGTAAAAACCATGCATTTCAACGCGCTGGGATTCCCATTCCTGCATTTCATAGAGTCGTTTATAATGCTTTCCGTTTTGGTGATAGTCCTTCTATCCACTGTGACGGAGAATCTTTAGACGCAATTAGTTTCCTTGTTTACTGTAACAAGGAGTGGAAACCTGAGTGGGGCGGTGAGACCGTCTTCATGAATGGTGACCGAATCACAGATACAGTCATTCCAAAACCAGGAAGGGTTGTAGTATTTCCAGGACTTGTCCCACATGGAGGCAAAGCACCAACAAAACATTGTCCTGTCGCTGCTAGGTATAGTGCAGTCTTTCAATACTGTCCTGGTCAGGAAGATGTTGTAGAAGCACACGCAGCGGTGCAAGAAAAAAACAGGAGACCATTCCCGTATGAGCCAAAATGATATCTATCTAGGTAATCCTAACCTAAAGAGAGCTAACGTTTCACAGAATTTCACCGATCAGCAGGTGGAGGAGTTTGTCAAGTGCTCACAGGATCCTGTCTACTTTATTAAAAACTACATCCAGATTATCTCGCTGGACCGTGGTCTGATTCCGTTTGAGTTGTATGACTTCCAATCGGACATGGTGAATAAGTTTCATGCAAATAGATTCAACATTGCAAAACTTCCTCGTCAGTCTGGAAAGTCAACAGTTGTTACAGCATACTTGCTTTGGTATTGTCTATTCAACGATAATGTAAACATTGCCATCCTTGCTAACAAGGCAGCGACGGCACGAGAGATGCTACAACGTCTGCAACTATCATATGAAAACCTCCCCAACTGGCTCCAGCAAGGAGTCGTCAACTGGAACCGAGGCAGTTTGGAATTGGAGAATGGAAGCAAAATCATGGCTGCTTCTACTTCGGCTTCTGCTGTGCGGGGTATGTCTTTTAATATCATATTCTTGGATGAATTTGCATTCATCCCAACGCATATTGCTGACGAGTTCTTTAGCTCTGTTTATCCTACTATTTCTTCTGGTAAATCAACCAAGGTGATTATCATCTCCACGCCCAAGGGGATGAATATGTTTTACAAACTCTGGCATGATGCAGAGAAGGGCAAGAATGAATACGTTACTACAGAAGTCCACTGGTCAGAGGTGCCAGGTAGAGACGCGGACTGGAAAGAGCAGACGATTCGTAATACATCTGAAGAGCAGTTTAATCAGGAATTTGAATGCGAATTCCTAGGATCGGTTAACACTCTCATTACATCATCTAAACTAAAAACTTTGGTATACGATGATCCTTTGAAGTCCAATCAAGGACTAGATGTGTATGAAGAGCCGAAACCCGATCATACTTATGTATGTACAGTTGACGTTGCTCGTGGTATTACTAAAGACTACTCAGCATTTTGTATTATTGACACCACAGAGATTCCGTATAAGTTGGTAGCGAAGTATAGAAACAATAAAATTAAACCACTACTATTCCCAAACATCATTCATCAGGTATGCTCAAGTTATAATCATGCATTCACTCTGATTGAAGTCAATGATATTGGTGGACAGGTAGCAGACATCATGCAGTTTGATCTGGAGTATGACAACCTGCTGATGTGCTCCATGCGTGGACGTGCTGGTCAGGTTGTGGGTCAGGGATTCTCTGGATCTAAGGTGCAACTAGGTGTCAAGATGTCCACCACAGTCAAGAAGACTGGGTGTGCAAACATGAAACAGTTGATTGAAGATGACAAACTTATCTTTAATGACTATGATATCATTGCAGAGTTGACCACATTCATTCAGAAGGGTCAGGCATGGGAAGCAGAAGAGGGATGTAATGATGACCTCTCTATGTGTCTGGTAATCTTCTCATGGTTGGCAACAACAGATTACTTCAGAGAGTTACATGACAATGATGTCAGGACTAGAATGTATCTGGAGCAGAAAGAAGCAATCGAAGCAGACATGGCACCCTTTGGATTCATGGATGATGGTCTCGGTGAAGAGACATTTACAGATCCACAGGGACAGACATGGCATAATGCAGAAAGAGAATCAATCGCTGACTATGGTGATATGTCATATATGTGGGACTATCGATGAAAGAAAGAGAGCCTTGGGAGTCACCCCTAGATGACGAGGAATGGGCACCAGTCCAAGAACCTGGTGATATTGATTTTGAAAAAGAAGAAGTGATGAAACTGAAGTTTAGTGATTATAAAGGAAACCCATGAATCTCGAAGAAGATTTTGAGCTAGAAGAGTTTCTATTTGTAGATAGGCAGTGCCGTAAGTGTCTTCGCACTCTCACCTTGGTTGATCATTTTTACAAGACAAGACCTGATAGAGGTAAGAATATGTCAGCCTATTCTTATATCTGCAAGCAATGCACAGTGAAACGCAATGCTGCTTATAGAAAGAAGAAGCGGCAATGGATTACAGATTATCCTGACTGGTGATTACGTCTTGTTTACCCTCTGAAAATACTCCTTATTCTAAATAGTTTCAGCATCCGACTAGGAATCTAATCAGGAGAATCAAATGGCATCAACACAACTTTCACCAGGGGTTGTTGTACTTGAAAGAGACCTAACCGCCGTAGCAAACGCAACAGTTGATAATGTTGCTGCTATCGTCGGTAGTTTTGAAAAAGGTCCTGTTGAGGCTCTCACCACAGTTACGAGCGAGCGTGAGCTCCTCGCTATCTTCGGCAGACCCAACGAGTATAACTACGAGTACTGGTTTACCGCAGCACAATTTTTGCTGTATGGCGGCACCTTGAAGGTGGTCCGCGCAATGAATTCATCGCTTAAGAATGCGATTGACACAGCACAATTCATTGTTACTACTTTTACTAGCACTGACACCACACTGTCAGTAGGGTCAGCAACTGATATCGACGTTAACGATCTGCTCCTCGTGGACGCAGAATTGTTGGTCGTCCAAGCAGTTTCTGGTAACGACGTTACTGTCCTCCGTGGTCAACTTGCAACATCTGCTGCATCTCACGCTGCTGCTGCACCTATCACTCTTATCGAGCCTGCAGGCACCAGCTCTACAATCAACGAAGGATCTACCTTCACTGATTCAGATACAACTTTGACCGTGACCTCTGCTACCACTCTTGCTGGTGGCACCAACTCTTACATTAGAGTTGACGACGAGATCATGCAGATCACTGGTGTTTCTGGTAATAACCTTAACGTGAGTCGTGGTCTTCTCGGCACAACTGCTTCGGCACACACCGATGGATCTACTGTTACTCTCCAGACTGTTACTGCTCAGAAAACTGAGATCAACGAAACAACAGCAACTGGTGTTAGTGCTCCTCTCATCAAGAATGATGACGAGTATGAAACAAACGTTGAGACTGCTGCAAACAACTGGAAGTGGGCTGCTAAGTCTGCTGGTGAGTTTGGTAACTCCATCCGCGTGGTGATGACCGACGCTGGTGCTGATCAGGTCTTGTCTCTGGCACAACCTACTAGCACTGAGTGGCAATTCACTGCTGGTGCTGAGGTTGCATACTCTGCTGCTAACATCTACGGTAAGGTTTACTCCTACGACACAATCGTCACTCTGACTGACGACAGCACATTGGTTGGATCCTTTGAGAAGGACAACTACATTACTGCTGTTAGTGGTGGTGTTACTGGTCGCGTTGTTGCTTGGGATCCTGAGACTCGTTTCCTAGAAATCGCTATCGATTCTTCCTCTGCTGACGTGTTGGAAATTGGTGATACCATTTCTGAGTTGGCAAACAATAGCAACACTCCTGGTAGTGCAACTGGTGACGCTGGTACTGTTGAGGCAATCCGCAGAGAGTTGAGAGTTTCTCTCAATCCTGGCTCTCCTACATTCCAAGCAAACCAGAATGTCGCTGACGCAAACGCAACTACTGTGTTGATCGCAGCAGTTGAGAATGACTACGACACCCGTCTTTATGGTGTGAATCAGCGTTGGGCATCTATTGCTCCCCGTCCTACTACATCCGCATGGGTGGAAGACAGAGGCGGTTATAACGACCTGATGCACATCTTGGTCCTTGATGGTGACGGCAAACTGACTGGCACACCTGGCGCTCTCCTTGAGAAGCACCTCAACGTGTCTAAGGCATCTGATGCTAAGTCTCCTCAGGGTGACAACATCTATTACAAGAACCAGATCAAAACATATTCCCAGTATCTGTATTGGGGATCCCACGAGACTAACAACATCTATGATCGTGACAGCAACGCCTCTGGCGGTTTCGGTCTGAGTGGTGTTAACAGAGAGTTTGACTTGATTAAGTCTGACAACTCCCTTAACAACCTTGATGATCCTACTGGTCTCAACCCCCTCGCTGTGCCTCTGGTTGGCACAAAGGGTCGCGCAACTCTGCGCTTCGCTCTCCAAGGTGGCGTTGATGGTTACACCGTCTCACGTCCTAACATCCTTGGTGCATACAGCCTCTTCAATGATGCTGAGACGGTCCAACTGGATTACATCCTGATGGGTCCTTCGATGAGTACCTTGAATGATACTATCGCTAAGGCGCAACATATCATTGGTATTGCAGATTCTCGTAAGGATTGTATCGCTTTCATCTCGCCTTACCGCGCTGATGTTGTCGGTCAACCTGCTGTTTCGACCATCGTCTCCCGCACTGTTGAATACTTCGATCAACTCGGATCTTCTTCTTATACTGTCTTCGATAACAACTACAAGTATATCTACGACAAGTATAACGACGTTTATCGTTACATCCCTTGTAACGCTGACTTGGCAGGTCTGGTCCTGAGCACAACATTGAATCAAGAGCCTTGGTTCTCTCCCGCAGGTTTCAACCGTGGTAGCCTCAGAAATGCTATTAAACTGGCATACTCACCTCTGAAGGATCACAGAGATCTGCTCTACGCAGCAAGAGTTAACCCCATCGTTGCATTCCCTGGTCAGGGTATGATTCTCTTCGGAGACAAGACTGCATTGGGTTACCAATCTGCATTCGACAGAATCAACGTCCGCAGACTCTTCCTCGTTATCGAAGAAGCAATCTCTGACGCTGCTAAGACTCAACTCTTCGAGTTGAATGACGAGTTTACTCGCCAACAATTCAAGAATATCGTTGAGCCTTACTTGAGATCTGTCCAATCACGTCGTGGTATTGTTGACTTCTTGGTTGTCTGTGATGGCACCAACAACCCTGCAGACGCAATCGACCGTGGTGAATTCTACGCTGAGATCTTTGTGAAACCCACAAGATCCATCAACTTCATCACCTTGACCTTCACGGCAACAAGGACTGGCGCTAGCTTCACCGAGCTCGTTTCCTGATAACTTCATCCATCTAACCTCATAAACATCGGAGTACTTCACCAAAATGGCTGACAAATACCCAGGGCAGACAGAAGGCAAGATGGTCAATGCACCTATTCTTGACTTCAGAAACAGAATCGGGGATCTCGCCCGCCCCAACCTTTTCCAAGTGGAAATCGGTTTCCCATCTATCGTTGATGAAGGCACCCCCGCATCGGGTGCCACACCTGGATCTCAAGAGAAGCGTCAGCAGGAATCTGCTGGTGCTTCCCAAGCAGGATCATCCGCATCTTCTGGATCTCTCGCTACTTTCCTTGTGAAGGCAGCAAACATTCCCGCTTCTACAGTGGGTGTGATCGAGGTCCCTTACAGAGGTAGGACTCTTAAGATCGCTGGTGACAGAACCTTTGAGCCTTGGACAGTTACTGTCCTTAACGACAAAGGATTCGCACTGCGCTCTAAGTTTGAAGAGTGGTCCACTAAGATCCAAAACCTTCAGCAAAACTTGCAAACCCCTCGCACCATTGGCGAATATCAGTCTAGCGCACTTGTGCGTCAGTATGATAGACAAGGCGGAGTGGTCAGATCGTATCAGTTTGTTGGCATTTGGCCTTCAAACATCAGTGCAATCGACCTTGCTTGGGATAGCAACGATACTCCTGAAGAGTACACTGTTGAATTCCAGGTTCAGTACTGGACATACGCTAACGATAACAACGCAGGTAACTCTGTAGACGGTTAAATTTAAGGCGTATAAATAATTGATAATGTATAGGGACAGTTGAATGTCACAACTATTTGGTTATTCCCTAGATCGAAAGAAAGGGAAGGGCTCTGAAAAGGGTCCTTCTTTCGTGCATAAAGATTCGGATGATGCCGCGCAACCCATTGTTGCTGGTGGTTATTTCGGACAGTATGTTGATCTGGGGGACGCAGCAAACAAAGCTAGCGATGTAGATCTTATCGGTAGATACCGTGAGATGTCACTGCATCCTGAGGCAGATGCTGCCATCAATGATATCGTGAATGAGGCAATCGCTGGAGATCTTGACGATCACCCTGTTGATATTGAGCTTTCTAATCTAAAAGTGTCTGACTCTGTTAAGACACGCATCCGCGAGGAGTTTGAGAATGTTCTCAGTCTCCTCGATTTTGATAGAAAGGCGTATGATATCTTCCGCAGATGGTATATCGACGGTCGCCTCTTCTACCACAAAATGATTAACCCTGATAATCCTAAGGAAGGGATTACAGAGTTGAGGTATATTGATCCTCGTAAAATCAAGAAAGTTATTGAATACGATAAACCCAAGGATCGGGTATCACCTGCAGATCCTCAGGTAAACGTATTGATTCCTAAGGCAGTTGAGTATTATATTTACTCCCCTAAGGGACTCAGAGGTTACGAAAATAACGGTATCAAAATTGCACCTGATGCAATCTGTTTTGCACACTCAGGTCAACTTGATATGCAGCGCAACTATGTGCTGTCACACCTCCACAAAGCAATTAAGGCACTCAATCAGCTGAGAATGATTGAGGATTCCTTGGTTATCTACAGATTATCCCGCGCACCTGAGCGTAGAATTTTCTACATTGACGTGGGTAATCTACCCAAACAAAAGGCTGAGCAATACCTCCGTGAGGTGATGTCTCGCTATAGAAACAAACTTGTATACAATGCAGACACAGGGGAAATCCGAGACGACAAAAAATTCATGTCGATGCTCGAAGACTTCTGGCTCCCAAGAAGGGAAGGCGGAAGAGGCACTGAGATCACTACGCTCCCAGGTGGACAAAATCTTGGAGAGCTTGAGGACGTAAAGTATTTCCAGAAGAAACTTTACAGATCACTCAACGTGCCAGAGTCACGTTTGGAATCTGACTCTTCCTTTAACGTTGGTAGATCCGCAGAGATCACCCGCGATGAAGTTAAATTCCAAAAATTCGTCGTTAGACTCCGCAAGAAGTTTGCAGATCTCTTCAATGATCTGCTTAAGACTCAACTTATTCTGAAGGGTGTCTTCACTCATGAGGAATGGGAAGATGCTAAAGAGCACATCCAGTATGACTTCATTGCTGACAACTACTTCTCCGAGCTGAAAGAGCAGGAGATCATGAATGCACGCATGGCACTGCTGCAGCAGATGGATCCTTTTGTGGGTCGTTACTTCTCGCTGGAGTATATGCGTCGTCAGATCTTGAAGCAACCCGATGCCCTGTTTAAGGAAGTCGATAAGCAGATGGAGAAAGAGATCGCGGAAGGAAAAGTCATGGATCCTATGGCAATGCCAGCCATGGAGCACGAGCAAATGGCAATGCAACTCCAACCTGAGCCAGTTGATCCTCAGCAGCAAGCGATGGATCAATACGCGGAGCAGGGCATCGATCCTGCGGATCGTAAAAAAGGAGATTTCTAAATAGTATTATTGAATTCTAAATAATCATGCCTACACAATCTGCGCTTGAGATAGTCAACGCATTGTTTGCAGGTCAAAAAGACCTTTCAGATTATGTGGACGCCGCTATGAAAACCGTAGCAGTGGATCAAATTGACGCAAAGAAACAAGAAATCGGATCCTCCATGTTTAAGGAGCCCGAGGAAACACCTGAAGTCGAAGCATCTGCAGAGACTGAAGTAACTGATACACCACCAGAGGAAACTACAGATGAAACTGATCAGGGAGGAGATTGAATCCGCTAAGGTAACAATCACTGAAGGTAAGGATGGCAAAAAGCGCCACTTTATCGAAGGTGTTTTCCTGCAGGGTGAAATCAAGAATAGAAATGGACGCATGTATCGCGCAGAAACTCTTCAGCGCGAAGTTGCTAAATACAACGAGCAATACATTTCCAAAGGTCGCGCACTAGGTGAGTTGGGTCATCCTGATGGTCCTACTATTAACCTAGATAGAGTGTCCCACCTGATTACTTCTCTGCAAAGAGAGGGTAATAACTTCGTAGGTAAGGCAAGACTTCTCGATACCCCCATGGGTAACATCGCTAAGTCCCTTCTCGATGAAGGTGTGAAACTAGGTGTATCTTCCAGAGGTCTCGGATCTATCAAGGAAGAAGGTGGTATTAAAGTTGTCGCTGATGACTTTATGCTCGCAACTGCTGCGGATATCGTAGCAGATCCTTCCGCCCCTGACGCTTTTGTCAATGGCATTATGGAAGGAAAAGAGTGGGTTCTTGCTGGAGGCGCAATCCAAGAGCAAAGAATTGATCAAATCAAGCAAAGAATTGATAAGGCACACCGCTCTCAGTTGGATGAGATGAAACTTTCCGCGTTTCACTCCTTCATCAAAAATCTTTAATCTATAAATAACTATAGCAAATATCGCACGTTTGTACCCAGGAGACAAAATGTCACAAGAGATTGAAACAACTCTGGATGAATCGAGTGTAACCGCTGGCGCAAAACCTGCTGACCCAATGCCCAAACTGGGCGCTGACGGTAGTAGTCTCGCTGGTGTGCAAGACCTCGGTGGTCCAACACCCCAAAACAGCAAACCCACTGATGACAGCAATAAGTATAAGACTATTGCTGGTGGTAATGCCCCCGCTCCAACAACTAAGCCCTCTGATGCCTCTGGCGCTAAAGCAGAATTTGCTGCTAAGGGTGATGTGAAAGCTGGTCACGAGCCTGAAGGCGACGTGATTGCTGAAGAGCCCGCTGAAGAAGCACAGGAGACAGTGATCGAAGTTGATCTGTCTGCCGACGTTGCTGCTCTCACAGAAGGTGAAGAACTGTCTGAGGAATTCAAAGAGAAAGCTAAGACTATCTTTGAAGCAGCGGTCGTTTCCAGAATCAACGAAGAGCTGGAGCGTATGCACGAGGACTACGCTAAAGTCCTTGAAGAAGAAATTGAGACTGTTAAGTCCGACCTCGCAGAAAAAGTCGATGAGTATCTGACTTATGCGGTTGGTCAATGGATGTCCAAGAATGAGCTCGCCATTGAGAACGGTATTAAGACCGAGATGGCTGAGAACATGTTGACTGGTCTCAAGCAAGTTTTCGTGGAGAACTATATTGATCTCCCCGAAGAGAAAGTTGATGTCGTTGAAGAAATTCAGGCACAACTTGATACCATGGAAGCAAAACTCAACGAGTCTATTGAAGAAAATGTCGAGCTCTCTAAGAGTGTTGGCGTCTATATCAAGAATGGGATTGTGACAGAGATCGCTGAGGGACTTTCGCTCTCGCAACGCGAGAAGCTTGTCTCCCTAGCGGAAGCTGTTGAGTTTGAAAATGAAGAGTCTTTCCGTGCGAAGGTCTCTACCCTCCGTGAATCGTATTTCTCTACAAAACCTGAAGCGACTACGGTCACTGAGGATGTTGAAGTCGAGAACGCACCTACTGGCGACGCAATGGCAGCATATGCCCAAGCGATCTCCCGTTGGAGCAAATAATTTTCCTTTCACTTTCAAATAAAGAGTACTAAAATGTTTAACGCTGAAGCACTCCAAGAGAAGTGGAACCCCATTCTTGAGCACAATGAGCTCGATCCTATTAAGGATACCTACAGAAAGGCGGTTACCTCTGTCCTCCTGGAAAACCAAGAAAAATTCCTCAAGGAAGAGCGCGGTCTGGTAACAGAAGCTGCTCCTACTAACTCCTTGGGAGGAACAGGATACTCTGGTAGCAGCACTGCTACAGGTCCTGTTGCAGGTTTCGACCCTGTGCTGATCTCTCTGATCAGACGCTCCATGCCTAAGCTTATTGCTTATGACATCTGCGGTGTGCAGCCTATGACTGGTCCTACTGGACTGATCTTCGCAATGCGCTCCACTAAGGGCACTAACAGAGACATCGCTAACAGCGGCGTTGAGACCTTCTTCAACGAAGTTGACACTGAGCATTCTTCTGAGAATAGCTCCAACGGTCTTGCCTCTAACACTCAGACTGGTAGCAATCCTGGTCTGCTTGCTGACGCTGCTGGTAACTACACCATCGGTGGTCAAGGTATGACTACTGCTCAGGCAGAAGCCTTGGGCGATGGCGCTACTAACCACTTCAACGAGATGGGATTCTCGATTGAAAAGGTTACAGTTACTGCGAAGTCAAGAGCCCTCAAAGCTGAATACAGCTTGGAGCTTGCTCAAGACCTGAAGGCAGTGCATGGTTTGGACGCTGAGTCTGAGCTTGCAAACATCCTCAGCACTGAAGTGCTGGCTGAAATCAACCGTGAGGTTGTCAGAACTGTTTACAAGATCGCTAGACCTGGTGCACAAAACAACACTGCAACTGCAGGCGTGTTTGACCTCGACGTTGACTCCAACGGTCGCTGGTCGGTTGAGAAATTCAAAGGTCTTCTCTTCCAAATCGAAAGAGACATGAATGCTATCGGGCATGAAACTCGTCGCGGGAAGGGCAACATCCTCATCTGCTCTGCTGATGTGGCATCTGCTCTGTCCATGGCTGGTGTGCTTGATTACACTCCTGCTCTGTCTGGTAACAGCAACTTGCTGCCCGACGACAACAGCAGCACTCTTGCTGGTACACTTAACGGTCGTATTAAGGTCTACGTCGATCCTTACTCTGCCAACGTTTCCGATGCTCACTTCTATGTGGCTGGTTACAAAGGTAGCAGTGCTTATGACGCAGGTCTCTTCTACTGCCCTTATGTGCCTCTCCAGATGGTTCGTGCTGTGGGTCCTGACACCTTCCAACCTAAAATTGGATTCAAGACTCGTTACGGAATGGTCGCTAACCCATTCGCTGAGGGTCTTACACAAGGTCAAGGCGCACTTACAGCTAACGCTAACCGTTACTACAGACGTGTTAAGGTTACTAACCTTATGTGATCTATATTTCACATACTTTTTGGAGGGGCTTGACGCCCCTCTTTTTTTATGCCATAATATATTTGTTGAGTTGATCGCTCAACACGGGAGTGACCGAATAACCCTGTTGGAATTTGGCGGGGTAAGGTAAATGATTAGAGGTGGTGCTCGCTGCTAGGTCCGTCCTAGAGAACCCCAACCAAGGGAATCATTGTTGTTATGCCCAAAATTTCGCACTAGCGATTCCCATAACATGAGGGTAAAATGTAATCCCTCCTCCCACACCCACCCCTTGGGTGTATTTTTTTGTCTATGTGTAAAGGCTTTGTAAAAAAGCAACAAATGTATATTACGATACCAAAACAATTATAAGTAGTAATAGAATTATGAGAGGTGGAGACATGAAATGAAAGTTTTTTCATACATCATGGAGTCACATATGGAGGTCAGTTATGCACAACATAACTTCGCGAAATCAACTCGACGAGTGGCGTCATTTTGAAGATACGATCGATGAGATGGACATCGAGAATCAGAAACTTAATGACTACTACGAATGTTTAATTGATTGCGATATCCAACACAATACCAGCTGCAAGAGATATTGCAGGAGGATTCTTATGTGAGAAACCCCTAACACTACTCGTTTCTAGCGACCCTCAGGGGTCGCTTTTTTGTTAAATAATTACTATACTTACTGGTAATACTATGGGTCGTAGCATTATGCGAAAGGTTGATCTGGAGGCTAGGGTTTACAAATTGAAGACAGAGCTGTATAATGGGACCTACTGGGATAAGAATGGGGACTGGCACGACGGTGCCCATCACACTCTCAACAAAATCCTCGACATCCTACAAGAGTATGCTCAATGAGTATTAAAGATTTAGACTTCATCGACAATTTCTTCATGGACGAAGAGGACCTCAAACAACTCTCACAGAAAGCAAAGGAAATGAAAAACCGAATACTTATGGAAGAGCCTTGTCCAATCTATGAAGGCGACGCAGAAGACTGGGAAGACTTCTGGTATAACGAGGACACAGATGACTAATGGTACTCCTATTACTAAAGAAGAAGTCAAGGAGATGATTGATGATGCCATACGACAGCATAATCGTAACGCTTCAATTATCAGTTTTTGTGTTGGTTGGGTTGTTCTTGCACTTTTTGCTGAGGGTCTGCTTCGACTTATTGGAGTAATACCGCCCCTGCTGCCATGGCTACAAATCACATTGAAGTAATAGGTGTAATACTTCTATTTCTATTCTCCATTTCTATGTTTGTGCAGGGTTACCTGATCTTACATGGGAAGGGAGGATATTCTAATGTACATAAAGATAAGTGGACTGCTATAAATACCAGAAGAAGACTAGAGAAACTCCTTAAGGACAAGACACATGGCGACATGGAATAAGCAAATTGAAAACAGGAATTTCCTGTCACCTATTGGGTTTAGGTTTACGCTTGCCAAGTATCCTAAGGTTGCATACTTCGCTCAGTCTGCCAATATCCCACAGATTACACTGGGTATCCAGCAGCAACCCACACCATTCAGAGCACTGCCTTTGGAAGGTTTCATGACGTATGAGCCCCTCACCCTACAATTCCTAGTAGATGAGGACATGACCAACTATATGATCATGCATAACTGGATCCGCGCACTCGGCACACCTGATGACACTGTAGAGAGACGTGACTTCAGGAGTCGCATGGTTGCACTGTTTGGTAACGATGATCTATATGCTGACGGCACACTGTCTGTGCTCAATAGTAATTTCAAAATGAATTTCAACGTCCAGTTTGAGGACCTGATTCCTACTGGGTTGAATGCACTAGAGTTTAATGCTACAATAGATGGCACAGAGTATGCCATGGCACAGGTAACATTCAATTACCTACGCTATGAGATACAGGATACCGTCAATTACTCGCGTGATAAGCGACTTACTTAATGAATCTAGAAAAAATTGAGGAGATGTGGAAGAAGGACGCTGAAGCATTCTTTGACCACCGAGAGTTGCCTGAGCTGCTCGCTAACGACAGTATGGAAACTCCTCGACTCCATGCAAAATACCTGCAGTTTTATAATCAATTCAAACTGATGCTATCAGAAGCAGAGGTGAAGCGCAAGGTGATGCTTCGCGAGAAGTTTGAATACTATTCTGGCAAGGCATCTGCCTCTGTATACAAAGAGAAACCCTTTGCACTCAAGGTGCTCAAGGGAGATCTCCCTATGTACATTGACAGTGACCCAGATCTGACCAGAGCACAACAGAAAATCGACTACCTAGAAACTTGTATAAATTCTATTGATAGGATTCTAAAACAGATCGACAGTCGTGGATTTGCCATCAAGAATACTATCGAGATTGTGAAGTATTATGGTATCAGATGATAACTATCGAAAAGAAAAACGAAGTTTTTCTGAAGGTTGAAGGTGAGCAACATATCCATAAAGAATTAAGCGAGCACTTCCAGTTTGAAGTGCCTGGCGCTAAATTCATGCCGCAATTTAAGAGGAGAGTATGGGACGGTAAGATCAGATTGTATTCTCCTGGCACAGGAGAGATCTATGTCGGACTATATGATTACCTAACACAGTATCTTGACCAGAAAGGATACGAGTATACTATCAAAGATAGTCAATACTTTGGTCTACCCAATGACGAGGAGGAATATGTCTCACCTGAAAGCGTTGCGTCTTTTGTTAGATCTCTGGGACTCCCATTTAAGATTCGAGACTACCAACTCAAAGCACTTTTCACGGCAATTAAGCAGCGTCGCAAGTTACTACTATCCCCGACGGGATCGGGAAAATCCCTAATCATCTATGGTCTGGTCCGCTGGCATCTCAAGGCGGATAGAGAGATCCTAATCATTGTACCTACAGTCTCTCTGGTCTCGCAGTTGACGCAAGACTTCAAAGACTATGGTTGGAAGGCAGATGCTTATGTCCATCAGATCATGGGTGGGCAAGAGAGATATGTAGAAGCGCCTGTTGTTATCTCTACATGGCAGAGCATCTACAAAGAGCCCAAGAAATTCTTTGAAAGGTTTGATGTAATCATCGGTGACGAAGCACACCTCTACAAGGCAAAGTCACTGACAGGTATTCTTAATAAGTGCCACGACGCAAAGTATAGAGTCGGGCTGACAGGCACGTTGGATGGGATGTACAGTCATCAGCTTGTGCTGGAAGGTTTATTTGGACGTTGCGACAAGGTGACGACCACTGTTGACCTGATGAAGAAGGGTCAACTGACACCTCTGAAGGTGCGTGTGCTTCTGATGCAGCATGGTCATGTGCCATTCGATACTTATCAACAAGAGATGGAGTATATAGTATCACATCCTACAAGAAATAATTTTATTTGTAACTTAGCAGAAGATCTAGACGGTAATACACTCATCCTATTCAACTATATCGAGAAGCATGGTGACCCTTTATGGGAGATGCTAAATAATAAGGTGAGTAAAGATCGAAAGATCTTTTTTATTCATGGCGGTGTCGATGCTGTTGAAAGAGAAGAGGCTCGCAAGATATGTGAGCAGGAAAAGAATGCGATTATCCTCGCATCCTATGGCACATTCTCTACAGGCATCAACATTCGTAACCTACATAATGTAATCTTTGCAAGTCCATCTAAATCAAGAGTAAGAAACCTCCAGTCCATTGGACGTGTCTTGCGTAAAGGAGACAATAAAGCCCAAGCAGTGTTGTATGACATTGCCGATGATTGCTCCCGAGGTAGCAGACACAACTACACTCTCCGTCACCTCATAGAACGATTGAAGATCTATGATGAAGAGAAATTTGATTATGAAGTAACTAAGGTAAACCTACGAAAATGATTAACTACATCCGTCACGACAACGAATTCTACGGCATTGTTAAGTTGGTGTCTGGTGAAGAAGTAATGGGATCAATGATCGCCACGAATGAAGACAACTGCACAATGGTATATGTGTCTGACCCTCTCACTCCTACCCTAACTCCTATCGAAAAAGATGGTGAGATGGGTATTGCTGCGGGATTTACTAAATGGATGATGTGGTCAGATGAAGAGTTTTATATAATCCAAGAACCTGACATCGTAACGATTGCTCCAATGTCTACAGAAGCAATCATGATGTATAAGATGTGGTGGAGAAAAGCAGGTAACGGTGGGGAGGATAAGGATCCTGGTGTGCCCATGAATGAAAACATGGGTCTTGTGGGAAAGGTGTCAGAGATGAGAAAGAAACTAGAGGCTCAGTGGAAGAAACCACCTAAAGAAAAAGACTCTAAGTAGTTCCTTTCCAACCCTTACATGGTTGAGTATAATTATTATTCTTAACTGTGTCAAGCTTGACCTTTCAAGCATTATCTTTTATAATGATTAAGTGAGAAAAAATTAAATATGACTGTAATGCCTCCTAAGAAAAAACAACATTACGTTGATAACAAAAAGTTTCTTAGCGAGATCGTTAAGTATCGAGAAGCAGTTGAGACTGCCAAGCTACAAGATAGACCTAAACCTAGGATCACTCACTACCTAGGGGATTGCTTCTTGAAGATTGCCACCCACCTGTCATATAGACCTAACTTTATTAACTACATGTATAAGGAGGACATGATCTCCGATGGTGTAGAGAATTGTGTCCAATACATCGACAACTTCGATCCTGCCAAGAGTAAAAACCCATTTGCATATTTCACACAGATCGTGTATTATGCGTTTCTGCGACGAATCGCCAAAGAAAAGCGTCAGATGGACATCCGCGACAAACTCATCGAGAAGAATGGTTACGATCAAGTCTTCCACTCAGATGAGAATGATAACCATGCGGACATGAATTCTATCAAGAGTCGTATCGAAACCAATATGCGTAACTAATGACCACTGAGACGAAAAGAGCAACCCTTGCAACGTCGCTGGGATCTAATCCCACGATTGAGAAGCACATCCCCGAGGATGTCGAATGGATTGATGATGCCTTCTACATCAAGAAGACCCGCTTTGGTCTCTACACCAGTGTAGTTAGGGATCCCCTTGGTGCCAACTTCCTTACAGGGGGCACTTATGAAGGTGTCCTTAAGATGACGAGATGGCATCTCAAGTGCTTGCAAGAAGGCACCATGCACCTGTATACTAGACACGTTAACACTACCAAAGGAGTTAAACTGTAATGACACGAGACGGAAATCAAGAGTTGCACGATGCCCAAGAGCGTGACAACCCCTGCTCCGATAGTAATGACCGTGGTTATTGGCGTCGCCGCCTCCGTGATCTAGAGAATGGTAAAAGGAATGAAGATTCTACTGATAACTGATCAACACTTTGGCGTTAGAAATGACAATAATTTCTACACCAAGTTGTATCAAAAATTTTATAATGATATAGTCATCCCTTACATCGATCGAGAAGGTATTACTCAGGTCATTGCGCTTGGTGATACCTTTGATCGTCGTA